GAGGTGGATAGATGACGTGACGATCGTAGCGAATTGTACGTCAGCGAATATTTATTTTTGCCGTGATTACATAGACATACACATACACCAGAGACTAGTGGCAAATGAGGAGTTGAACGTATAACAGAGACAGGGTTAGACTATAGCTGCCCCACGTGTTATACGCGTGGGAGACTTACAGCCTGCGAGACAGGCAGAAAGCAAAGGCAATGCAAACACAACAGACACTGATTGGGATACAGGATCGGTATATTCAATCGGTCCTCAGAGCAAAGGAGCGTACGCGCGCCATGGTACGTGGGAAAGCACGCGCTAGTATGGTCCGTTCACTGGCGTCGCTTGGCTTCACGTTCAATCAGATTCAATACGCAATTGACGATGCACGAGACATCGCAACGCTAGAGATGATCGCACGCAAGGCAGGTAACTAACCCATGATCCAACTGAAGCTAGCTCGACAGTTCGGCATGCTGACAGTCAGCCTGTTGTACAACGGCCACTGTGCAGTCAAGGTGAGTATGAGAGTACTGCCGTTCAAGACAACTCAACGGATAAGCTCGGATCGCGCGGACCGCGTGCAAAGGGCCATGGATCGGGTGATGTGGAATGAGCAACAGTTCAACGGAGGTGGCAGATAATGACCACTCTACAAAACAGAATCATCGCGCGGATTGACCAGCATGGAGTTGCAGTACTGGCCACAAAACAGAATCCGCAGGCATACCGGACCGCGCGCGCGTTGATGAAACACGGTTATACGTACTACGGGACAGGGCAGCATGTGGCCATTGGTACGACTGCCGTAGTCTGTGAGATGGCTGTCACGTGGGCAAACAATCGGCACGAGGTTAGTCGATTCAATGCTAAGAATCCGGAAGTGCCATTGGTAGTCAATCCACCCCACTATAAAGACTTCCCAGGGATTGAGATTCCCGACTTTCTACGTGGGGACGCATGGACTGATCAATCGTGGAAAAATGACGCATGCGCGCATAGTGAGATGAGTCTAGAGATTCAATCTCCCTCTGTGGTCGACCAGCTAGACCCGGTATTGACGGTGTGGGTCGAATACGAAAAACCAGAGGACAGAGAGATGACGAATCGGTTTGTTGTCGGGTATGCACCGAACCGGGACAGAGACAGCATGGACCATACCCTATACATCGGGGATGATCCGGAGCTAGCCAAACGCGCGGTAGATGAATTCCTGGTGCTGTATCGCGCCAAGTGTCCCGTCTGTCATTGCTGTATGTCAATCCGGAATCCGGGGACGTGTCAAGACTGCGATTACATAAAACCTAAAACGGATCGGGACAAACAAGCGGTCCTGTATTGTACAGGGCAATGGGTGGTAGTGCCATTGGATCATGTGCTAGATGATCGGCGGAATAATGCGGCAGTCGAGACCGCTCAACATCACAGCAGTGGACTCCGCGCGTTTAAGTGCCAATTGTGCATAGACGGAATTGAACACCCGAACGAAGCGGATATGCAGGAGGAAGCAAGGAAGGATAAGGCAGCATATCAGGCAGAGGTGTTTACAGTCGATCCGGATCAGTTCGGCGAATCTGAATGGGAAGAGATGTTTAACGCGTGCGAGTTGATACCGCCGAATGAGGACAAGACGCCAGCGGAGCAAAAACACAGAGCAAAGGCGTTTACCGCCACGAGGGAGGACATCCAGCAAGCGATAGCGAGTTGTGAGAGCAAAGCCGAACGTGTAAGGGCAGGCGAGTTAGGCAAGACTGACGAAGGGGAAGGAGTTGATATAGACGATTGGGCAAATGATCTAGAGACCGCTGCTGCTGTCCTCCGTGAACTGATCGGCGAAATTAGACCACTCGATCCTGGTTTCATGCGACCAGTAGACAGCCAGAACACAAAGCACATGGAATTGATTCGTGATCTGTGGTGGTTTATCGAAAACGTTTCAGAGACGACGCCAGATAGAACGGATCGGTTTTTCGCCTTGCGTGAACGCGTGAGAGGTATGTCTCAAGATCTGGTCTCCTGCCCCAAATGCGGTAAACAGATAGCACGCAAGGATGCTGTAACGGATCAGGGGACAGGGGAAGAGACAGGCCGAACGTTCACCTATTGTTCAGAGTTTTGTAAGGAGACTCATTAACATGAAACATGTGTACAGCGACAACAAAGAGATAGCCCACCTCTGGTTTCACGAAGCGCAAGGTAACGCGCGGAATCCCCAGGGGAACTTTTACTACCAGGGAGACACGATCTATAGCTATGGGTCACACTTCCCTATCGCGCGTCTCTGCCAGAATCGCAAGGGTGAAAAGGCGGTATTGTTCACGACTAGGAAGTATAGGAACACTACCGCCAAGCACATCGGGATTGTGTGGTCTGCTATTCGGAGGTGGGATAAAGACTTCGTTACAGGGGACGGTCCCTATGATCGTGGTACGTGGGTCGACGCAGGCAGGAAGATATTCTCTGTCTATAACCCTGCCTTGCGTTTCGAGTCCACTAACAAACAATGGCGCAAGGAAGATTTAGACAAGACTATGAGAGGGTGGAATGGCCGAATCAAGGATGCGCTAGACAATGTCATCACCCCACGCATCAGGAAGGAGACTAAAGCACGCAACTACGCCAGCGCAGTCGAACTGATCACAGAAGGGAATGAGTTCTGTACTTTCTTCGGGATCAGGAAACGTTGGTCTCTTCCCACCTCGATGGAAGGTCTCGCAGGCGAACTACAGGAAGCCAAGAAACGCGCGGACGCCAAAGAGCAAAGACAGATAGCCAAGAATACACGAGACCGCATAGCGCGCGGTCATACGTTACGGCAGGAGTATGCACGCGCGTTACCGATGTGGCTCGATGGAAAGATTCCGAAACTACCACCTAATCCGGATGTTGAACTGACAGCCTATCTGCGGATTGTCCCGAAGATTGCTTATGAGACGTTCACGGCAGAGACTGAGCGAGAGGTGGAAACGTCGCAAGGCGCAAGGTTCCCGCTGTCGCATGCCGTACGCGCGTTGAGACTGATCCGCGGATTGCAACAATCAGCTGAACGCAGGCTACTCAATGAATCTCGTGAATCTGCCTTTGCCGATCCGTTGTTTGTGCGCAACGGCCACTCGATCAAACTAGGCTATTACCAGATTGATCGGATCGAGTCAGACGGGACGATTAAGGCAGGCTGTCATGTGGTGAGTGGGGCGGAGTTTGAACGATTCGCCCTAGTGGTCAAAGAATACATGCGGTCTCTGCCGCCTGCTGAATCTGCCGCCGATCCGGAATTTTGTGAATGTGGCCGTAATCCTCAAGACTGCACAACGTTTGAAGATTCTGAAGCCGAACACGGAGACAGGAGCTAGCCATGTCTTACGAAATTGCTGGGGTGGTTGGGGACGTTAACCCCATTCAATACGGAGGGTGGCTAGTAGGACTCAAAGCTACTCACGTCGACGCGATTGTAATCGAGCCGATTGATTGGGAAGAAAACGGAAAACGACAGGGAGATGGGGTGGATTGTCTCACCTATACAGTTGCTCTGGATCGGTTCAAATTAGTTTGTGATGTCGCCGATCCAATTAACGATGCTGGCTTCCTGGTGCCTGATTCGTGGAATAACTCGTGGCCATGGGGGCCGACTAATCATGAGTGGTGGGATGAGCCAGAATTCCACAAGAACTTCACAGAGTCCACTAACCTGCCATGGTCGGATTTTGTCGAGTCCATCTGTAGCGATGATCCAATCAAACGCGCGTGTGCGTGGCAGGAGATTGCCAGCTATTACGGCATTCAAAATCTCGATGATCAGCCGATCCGTGAGACTGAAGCGGAGTTAAAAAAGAAGTTTGCTCTGCCGTTCTATCGCGCAAGGAAACGAGGTATAAGAGTCTACCTCTAGCCTAGGGACTGCTAGCGTTCAGCGGTCTCGACTACTTCAGTCTAGATCACTGACCGCTGGGAGACACCTAAGGCTAGTAACTAGAGTTGCTGGCTAGTGAATCCAGAAAGCAAAAGGAAGATAACCAAATGTCCCAGAACACAAACGGTATGACCTATCAGCAGGCGGCAAAACAAGCATTAGAGATTCAAGATGCATGTAACCTCTCTGGTATCGCATTTTCATTCGCCCGCGCGATACAAGCGGTATGCGACGAATCGACCAGATTAGGCAAAGGCACCGATTGGAAAAACACGAATCCGATTGTAACTCTGCATTTGCTCAAGATGGCAGAGTTGAACGGATGCGGAAGTACACTCCATTCCAGCTATGATCAGGCGGAAACGGAATGCAGGCAGATTGCAGAATCGGCAGAGGTGGTCTAGTGATGACGAAGCAAGAACGGTTTTTTTATGACCAAGCTGGTTACAGCTATGACCCTAAGACGGAGACAGAAAAAACCGGCCGTGAACGTGGAGCAAAGCATTTAGCCCAAGCGGAGACATACGCGCGGGAACAAGGATGGTACTTTCAATGGGAGCATGAGCAAGAGAGACCGGAAAACGTACTTGGGAAACGTTGCACGAAGCGCAAATGCAATGATCCCAAGTGTCCTAACGTTCACTATGGCGCTAACTCCGAGTGGCTATGCTGCATCTTGTTCGATGAACCAGAGGGAAAGGTACTTAGCTCCCTCGGGATGATAGAAGAGCCAAGTCGAGAGTATCGGCGCGTAGTCGAAGCGGAGTTAGCTTGGGAAGCTATGCCAAATGAAACGGAGGTGAAAGCATGAGTCTCACTCTCAAAGCAATGGAGTCACGCGCGGTCTCCGCCAAATCTGAGATTTTCAACTTTCGCATGGATGGACGCAAAAACTTTCTCACATGGCACGCGTTCCAACAGGCTGAAATACGCGTGTATGAGGAACAAACCGAACGATACCGCGCGATCGAAGCTAAGACTAAGGACGTGCGACGCAAGAAACGCGCGCAAAAGGGGTTAGATACCTGCATACGCGCGATAGCTGGAATCATTCGGGACATCCGGTATAACCAGGAAATACGCGCGAAACGCAAGGAAGATAGAGACGCATGGCAGGCGGAGGGTTGGAGACCGTTGAATGTAATTGACTCTGGTACATTCTCAACACAGCCATGGCCGCTAGAATACGCTGCTAGCCATGCCAGAAGAGAGCAAGAGACGCTGAAAGCACTAGGGTATGAATCAAGACAGGAATGCCCAGATTATCAAGCGCATCGTATCTATGATTCTTATTGGGGTACTACCTACAATCAGCCAAGCGGCCATGTGGTCATTCTAGTTAAGGTCGGGACGGAGCTAGAACTAGAATTGGCCAAACGCGCGTACAAACAACAGCAGGCGGAGTACTGGAAAGCTTTGCACGAAAAGTATAAATGGGATCTGCCGATTCCAGAGACCAGATTAAGAGATTGGAAGTAAACAGACCATGAAGCGCAAACACTTTCTCCAGCTAGCCCATGCAATCCGCCGAATGTTCTCCGATCCGAATGAGGTAAAGTTCACCTCGATGCAACGTACGGCTATCGTCGACAACCTAGGGTACTTCGCACGCCAGATAACCCCAACATTCGACCAAGTACTTTTTCAGTTCGTTATCGACCATGGAAGAGAGATGAGCGACAACGAACGAGTCAAGGCAGGGATACCGCCAGCGGGTCGGGACATCAAAGTGCCGATCTATTGCGACTACTGCCAAACAAATCACGTAAGAGACGACAGACACAAAAAGTAGAGAGGACACAAGCAAATGAAACGCGATCCAGTTTTAGCAGTTCGTAACTTTGCACGCGGTAGCAAGTACTTTCATAACCGGGTGCCTTTGACAGTGAGAGTGGAAGGAGGGCTAGAGTACATCAGAGGTAATGATAAACCCTACTTTACTCTCACTCTTGACATCCACCGAAAAGGTTTTCCCAATCAGTGTCAATCAGGCGGATGTGATCACGAGACCATTTTGAAGTACTGGCCTAAGTTCAAGGACCTAGCTATCCTGCATTTAAGCGACATCGAAGGTCGACCAATGCACGGAGCTGCAAACGCATGGTTTGACCTAGCTGGCTGTTTACCGGATAACGCAGGTCAGCAATTCCATGTCGGGAATTCCCAAAGACACTTTCCTAAGCCTGCCAACGCTCCACGCAAGCATGCGTATGACGACACGGACTATCGGGTGCCGACTCCAGAGGAGTGTTTACAACTATTCGCCAATCACGTTAGGGTACCCCTTGGTATCGCGCGTCTAGTTCGGCAATTCGTAATCGAGAAAGCTTTGGCAGGCATTGAGGACCGAAAAGCATTAGAGCGGTCCGGATTCGCCTGTCTTGGAATTCATAGCCCTATGCCCCCATACGATTGGGCAAACGCGCGTACCTGGTTCAATGCATGGATCGAGTCTCAAAGCTTCAGATGGTTGCAGGAAGCAAATGCATGTATCGCGAAACACAACCTCCGGGTGTTCGGCGACACTTGGCCACCCGAAGTTAAAACAGAGGTGGCCTAAGTGTACAAACGGATTACTAAAACAGCATGGACGCGCGCAGGCGGATTGTCTAACCCTAAGCTTTTCAGGCTGTATAAGAATGGGAGGTGGCAGTACTACGAATTCGCGACCTAGGAGCTAGTCTCCTGCAATGAGCGTTTGAAACAACGGCAGCTAGACTGCCAGATTCAAAAACGCCAGAGAGTCAATCGGGACATCGGTCCTGGTTTCCTCTCTGGCGTTTTTGCGTTTGGACACAAGGAAGGAGCGGAAGGAGCGGAAGGAGCTAGACGGAGCTAGGACAGCACAGGGCTAGTTACTAGCTGGTCGCTGGCGTCGCACAACTCGCAGGCCAAAACCAACGCGTCTAGCGCGCGGGAATAGCAGGCTAGGAGGTCTCTGTACTTGTCCTCTTCCCATGTGGGGAATTCGGCAAGGCAGTCCGACCAGAAAGCCAGAGAGGATAGACAGTGTTGAATCAGGGGCATAAGTCTCCCTATCGGCAAGGCAGGAGGAAGTCTTTAGGGTGGTCAAAGGGATGATTCCTATGGGGGTACACTCGATTCCGCGCGGTCCGGAAGATAGCCAGCATGGGGCAGGCTGTCGACGCGTCCTAGCGCGTTTTGAAAATCGGCCTGCCATCCAGCTAGTACTTTGGACTAAGCCAGTACTTTGGGCTGAAAAGTACTCCAGATTAGGAAAGTGGTTTGTAAAAGCACTTTGGACAATAAAGCGAAGGAAAAGCGAAATTGACGTGAAGAAAAGGCGAAACCGAGAAAATTCAGCAAAAGTTCGGGTGAGTTGATCTTTCCTGGTGCCTGGATTCTGTCAGAAATGAAAACGGGAAAAGGGACAGGTCAAGGTCTGATTTGAAGGAGGGTCGGGGAGAGAAGTTGGCTAGTTACTAGCCAAGCGTCGACTTCACTGCTTCTTCAAACGACAGGATGAACCGGGCGGCGAGTGGCGGTACTATAGCGTTTCCATACCCGCGTAGCTTTCCCAGCCTGGAGGGAACGCCAGCAGCCAGCGGGTGAATTCCGGGTTGAGTACGGCGGTACTTTCCGTCGAGACAGGGGAGGAGGGTGAAGTAGGACCAGAAGTCGAAGTTGAAAGCAGCTTCGATACGTGAGTCACGAAGCGGTTGTTTCCCGCCTGATGTTTGTCCTTCACTGTCGGAGACGTTGGGGAGTTCCAAAGAGCGATTCGAGATTGGTCGATTAGACTGCTCTGTCGATTGTTGCGGGATTTGCGATGAACGTCCGGACCGCTCTGACCGTCGCGGGATTGAGGGCTGACCCAGTTTGCGATTAGATGAGCCACTTGGTTGTTGAGCTGCTCCCCCTTCTTGCCGCCACCGCGGAGGGAGTAGGGTTTGAGATTGGGGAAGCGGAAGTCGCGCTCGGCTGGAGATGCCCAGGAGGCTAGAGCTACTACGTTCTCCAAGCCCACTTGAATCTTCTTCCCTGCTTTGGATTTCATTGAGATGGTCTGTTCGTGGCTGATTGATCTGCCTCCTGCTGGAACGTTGACTGTCGGCCAGGAGGCGAGCTGGACCTGCATTGCTATTGGCATCCCCATGCCGTTGCGATTGATCCCTTTGAGCTTGATGCGCTCGCGCCGGGCTAGGAAGGTCTCTAGTCCTTCGCCGTTCTGCATCACTGAGGCGTCCGGACTGGTCCAGCCTAAGATCCGCCCCTCCCCAGTACAACCGCTGCCTGATATGCGGCGCGCCGATGCTGTGTGCGCCCAGAACGGCCGACCCGCAGGCGTAGTCTTCTTCTTCCAGGTTTGTACAAACTCTATCGAGCCAGTGGTGTCCAATGCTTGCCGCAACTTGCTCCCCAAAGACACGGTGAGGATGCGAGAAAGCGATGAGGCGGAGGAAGTCTGGCCAGAGATCCCGCGGGTCGGCGTGAGCCCGGCGTTTGCCTGCGGTGGAGTAGGGCTGGCAGGGGCAGGAGCCGGTCCAGACCTGGCGGTCCTCTGGCCAGTTGGCGAGACGGAGCGCGAGCGGCCAGCCGCCGATTCCGGCAAAGAAGTGGACATGGGTGAAATCTTCAACATCGGTTGATTGTACTTCCTTGATGGAACGAGAGTCAACGAATCCGGCCGGGAGCCGTTTGGCTTTGATGAGCTGACGAAGCCAGTCGGCGCAGAAGGGATCGTTTTCGTTGTAGTAGGACCAGTGGCGGGATCGGCGGATGTAGGGCATGGAAAAGGACAGGATAGCACAGAAGTGAGGTTCCACACACAAGCACCCGTGATCATCTTTTTAGATGAGAAGAAAGATAGAAGATATAACAATAGAGATAATAGAGGAGTACAGACAAAAGATAAAAGGAGGGTAGGTGTTTTTATTGACACGAATACAGCGGTATGGTATAGTGTTGAGAAAGTGTTTTAAACCAATGAGATACAACGAATACACACATGTTCGACTGCGCTATGATCAGCACCAGATTATAAAGAGACTCTCCGCATTTTGGCGAAAACCGCTAAATGTCACTATAGCGCTACTTTTGGAGGAGCCTCTTAAAGACGCAGTCAGAGTCATGAATCTGTGCCAGGAAATCGACAATTGGCCGGAGCAGACTATTGGGTCGATTACTGTAACAAACCCGGCCGAAGCGTACGAGGTAAATGACACGGAGACGCAGGAGTTGGAGGAACGGATAAAGCAAACGATGAAGCAGAGGATGAAGGGGTCACAATGAGCAAAGAGAAGCGGAAGCAGGCCGGGCGGATCATCTGGATGGACGCGCAGGTCCATGCAGAGCTGAAGGTCATCGCTGCGCACCAGGGGGTGACGATGCAGGATATTGTCAACATCGCTGTGCAGTCGTACGTGAGTGAAGCCAGGGAAGAGATGTTGAAGGATCTGGCGAAGGAAGCGGCAGCGTCGAGAGTAGTAGCCGCGGCTGAGAAGATCGTGGTGCAAACTGTGACTGAGAGCAAAGAGGAGAGAAGCGAGAAGTTCAACACCGAGCTGGAACGACGCCGGAGGAATATGATCGAGAAGTTCGCGCAGTTCGCTAAGTTCAGCAAGAAGACTTTTGCGGATACTGAGGCGGTGTGGGAAGCCAATGAACGGAAACTGATGAAAGAGACCGGCTGGTAACTAGCGCTAACGTCCGCACGTTTTGTTGTTGACAAAATCACGAGAACTGGAGTAAGCTCTTCCTGTGATCCCAATTGTAGTTCTTGTCAAACGCTACTGAACTGCGGTATGATCTCCACCGATGGGAAAAGAAACCAAAATCAAACGAGCGTTGATCCGCAGCCTAGCGGACGGGAAGCGTCGCACCGGAGCGCCGGCAAGTGGATTGTTTCCGGAAGTCAGTCGAGTCGCGCTGGCTCAAGAGCTGCAGGGGCAGGGGTTGCAGATCGACGAGTCGACCATCTCTTACATCCTCTCTGGCAGGCATAGGCCGAAGTATGATGTGCTGACCCGGATGGCCGGGCAGTTGGGGGTGGGTGTGGAAGAACTGCATCAGTTGCTCGAATCTAAAAGAGCCGAGCGGCAAAGAAGCTGAAGTTTGGGTAGTACAAGTTCGCAAGTCCGCAAATCACACAGGGAGAATTGAATTCAAATGAGCGATAAGGAGCAAGCAATGAGCAAAGGCGTCGGAACCAATCCAGTGCCACCGAAAGCAGAAGAAGATAATCCGCGGTATGTCGACATGGACGTTGATCCAGCAGACGTACTGATCGATCCGGATATTAAGGCGCTGCGTCAGTGGACGGGTGAGAGCAGGCAGGAAGGCACGATTAAGGAACTGGCTGACTCGATCATCGAGACCGGACAGTTGCAGCGCTGCGTCGCCTGGATGACGCCGGATGGGATTAGTTTGATCATCGGCAATCGGCGGCTGGAAGCGGTGAAGCTGGCGCGGGAAGAGGGCAATATGGATATCTTCCTGGAGATCAAGATCGACAATGAGGTGCAGAGCAAAGAGCAGGCCGTGAAGATGGCCATGGATGAGAACCGGCGACGCGAGCAGTTCACCGAGTTCGAGCTTTGCACGCACATCCCGTTTGTACGTACGTTGCTGAAGGCGGAAGGCAAGAAGGGGACTAAACAGGTCGCGGATTTCATCGGCATCGATCCGGCTACGGTGACGCAGTACGAACGTCTGCTGGCCGCGCCTCAGGAGTTGCAGGACAGTGTGCGGACAGGGCGGATGACTGTCACGGCCGCGCTGGAGACGTTGACCAGCAAGCCGGAGACGGTCAAGCAGGTGTCGGAGACTGCGCATAAGGCGGCAGAGGCGCGCGCGGAGAAGCAGACCAAGGAGAAGGAGAAGAAGGAAAAGGAGAAGGCGGCGAAAGAAGGGGCCAAGCCGAAGAAGGTCACTCCGGTTAAGCCGGTTACTACGACTACGGACGTGCGCCGGGCTCAGCGGAAGGTCGCTGGCGCGTTGAGTAAGCCTAAGGCTCCACGTGGGACCGAGTGGGCGGACTTCTTCCTGGAACGTAGCGGACCGGCCAATCCGCCGATCCTTGCGCAATTCGCCAGCATCATGGCTGACTGGGGTAGTGCGAAAGCCACGGACGCGCAGGCGGAGGAAGCCTGGAAGACGATTGTGCAGGCCATGAAGTCGGCGGGGATCGCGGACAAGCCCGCGCCGGAGTTGAAGGAGAAGGGGCCGGAGGGGAAGAAGAAGGCGGAGAAGGCAGTGAAAGCGCCGAAAGCTCCTAAGGCACCTGCACCTAAGAAGGCCGCGGTGAAGACGGCGGCGAAGAAGGCTCCTGCAAAAGTGGCGGCGAAGAAAGCGCCTGCGGCCAAGAAGACTCCGGTCAAATCGGCCAAAAAGAAGTAGGGAAAGAACCGGGCATTATACTTATAGATTCCGGCAGGAGTTCTATGTGTAAAGTTCCAGGGGATTTCAGTCAGCCAGGAGTGTGGCCGCTTGCCGTCACACTCCACACCTAAACGACGAAGCGGACGAGGCGCTCTCCTCTCCGCTTCCAAACTCACTAACCCGGAGACGCCGATCTACCAGTTAGCCGCGAACTTCCAGAATTATATGCACCTGCCTGATCCGAGTCTGTTGTATGTAACGCTCGGGACGATGGCGGGGAATATGATTGAGGGGATTCCTATTTGGACGATGTTGATCGGACAATCGGGAAGCGGCAAGACAAAGATGCTCAAGAGCCTCTTGAAACTGCCGCGGGTAGTGGCAGTTGGAAGTATGAAGGGGGAAGCGAGCTTTCTAAGCGGGACCAGTCGACGTGAGAAAGCCAAAGACGCAACCGGAGGAGTGCTCAACAAACTCGGCGACAACGGGTGTATTGCGTACATGGACTTCACCACCTTGATCAGCAAGGGGGAGAATGTCGTGAACGAGATCCTGGGAGCGCTGAGAGAGTTGTTCGACGAGACGTACCAGAGAGAAGTCGGTACTGAGGGTGGTCGGACGATTGAGCACAAAGGCCGGGTGAATTTAATCGCAGGATGCACGCCTGCTATTGATCGTGCTGCGGAGGTGAATGGCGAGATGGGGCAGAGGACTCTGTACTATCGATTGCCGAAAACCAGCGGGTATCAGGAATCGAGCAGTGCGCTCCGCAGTAAGAACATCAAGCAGGACACTGAAGACATGCAGGACATGGTTGCGTCCATGTTCTATGCGCTCGATCTGACTATGGAGAAGGTCAGTGTACGGCGCGAGATGAACGTGACGGAGGTGGATAGGGTCGTGAGCCTCGCTATGGTCGGCTGTACGCTGCGTGGGACGATCCCAAGACACTGGAAGAACCGGGAAGTAGATGACGTCGCGGCCGTGGAGGTGGCAAGCCGGTATAGCCAGCAGCTTGGGCAGTTGTTCTTAGGAATGGAAGCGCTGGGACTCGATGAGCCCGATTGCTGGGAAGTGTTGGAGAAGATTATTCTCGACGGGATGCCGCAGATCAGACGCGCGGCTCTGCAGGCGGTGATTGACGGGAAAGCAAACGGCGGGATGAGGGTGAGCACGGCCGCGGTAAGCCGGGTGGTGAAAGTTAGTGAGAGTGCGGCGAGCAGGACTCTGGAGGATTTGTACATTCTCGGGGTGGTGGAGAGAATGACCGCGGTGTCCGGGGAGAGCGGGAAAAAGCTTGAGAGTTGGAAATTGACCGACTGGGCGGAAGAGAGATTTAAGAAAGTAGGAGTGGAGGGATGAGTCAAAAAACAGTAGTCAAACAGAGTGAGCATCTTTCATTTATTGTTGGTAATAATGCAACACGACGCATTCTAGCCTCCTTTAAACTTAATAGAATTCAAACAGTAGAGCTTGAAACTTACTTAACAGAAAACGGCGTATCTCTCAGCGCTATGCTCCGTCGCGTTGTGCAACGGGAGTTGTCGGAGAAATCGATTCAATATACAAAACCCGACGAAAGAAAAGAGGAAAGCAAGACATGAACGGACAGGACCGTGGACAGCCGATTGAGATCAGTAACGGCGCCAATCTGAAGACCCGGCATGCAGACGGGAAAGTGTATCTGGAAGTCTGGATGGGCGGCGTGATCGTGACTGAGTATGAGCTGGAGCCAAAGGAAGCGATGCGGCTTTCTTTGGAGCTGGAGTATGGGGAGTTGGGTGGAGGGATCATTTTGTGAAGCTGCGCAAAGGAAACATGTTCGAGTCGCGCGCCGAGCTAGTGCTAGTAACTACCAATGCCATGGTAAGAGCCAATGGAAGTCTAGTCATGGGCAGAGGAGCGGCGAAGGAGTTGGTGGATAGGTTTCCAAGGATCGACCGGGACTTCGGGTCGATACTGCGTATGTCCAGTCTTGTCGGCAAGACTTACGGTGTGATGATTCTCGGAAAAAACTTCCCACTGAAAGATCTAGATTCTATTTTCCACTGCAAATTTGGAGTCTTCCAGGTCAAGTATCACTGGAAGGACAAAGCGAGTTTGAACCTGATCCACAATTCAGTCGAGCGGCTGTGTGAATTGATCGACGGAAATTCGGCACAGAGTTATAGAATCTCTCTGAACTTTCCGGGGATTGGGAATGGAAGGTTGACGAGAGAGCAGGTGATGCCGTATATCGAGAAGCTTCCGGACAACGTAACTGTCTGGGAAAAAGAATAAGACAGTCAGTCAATGCTTGAAGACCTTACGCCAGCAGACCTAGGATTGCCGAAGAAGTTCACCGAGTTCCGGCCGATTCAGGACTCCATGGTCCAGTTCGGGCTCTACGGTCAGAACGACAGGATCAGAAGAGTCCATGCGCTCGGCGTACCCCCTGGAGGCGGCAAGTCGGTGGGCGCCCACGCAATTGGCCGGCTGAGCGGTGGGAAGTATGCAGTGTTGACGGTCTCACTGAGTCTCTCCGATCAATATCTTGACGACGGGTTTGCGGTGACCGACATCCGCGGCAAGAAAAACTACACGTGCTTTGCCGAGCCCGAACAAATGGGCATGAAGTTTACCGAGCCGCTCAATTGTGAGCAAGGGGAGCAGGAGGATTGTCCTTTTGCCGGGAGCGGGGATTGTCATTATCACGCGTGGGTGGGAGTAGCGAAGGAAGATCAATTCGGAATCAGTTCTAACTATCAGTACTGGATGAGCGCCAGAAGAAATCGCGCGGCTCTTGAGGAAGAAGGCGGCGGCAATCCGATTCAAATGTTGATCGGAGATGAAGCTCACCTCATCCCTGGCGAGCTGAGCAGACATCTCGGCGCTTGGTTCTCCTCCAATACGCTGCAGTCCTTAGGTGGAGAAGCGTACCGGCACGCGCTAGGAGAGACCAAAGGCGGGGAATGGGGAAAGGTGGGTGTAGGCTGGCTCAACGCGCTGGGCAGCGCCTGTGCAAGAGCGGACAGCATCCTGGCAGAGATTGCGGATGAGTACGGAAGTGTTTATTTAGCCAATAAGAAGAGCGCGGAGTACAGGAAGCTCGACAAGATCAGGGATGCGCTCATCAGAGTTGTAAGACACGGCGGGGATAACAACTGGATTTGGCATTGGGAAGGGAAAGGGATTAAGTTCGATTGCATCTGGCCGCGGCTGTATGCGGAGCAGTATTTGTGGCAAGGGATACCACGGATCGTGCTCATGTCCGCGACGCTCCGTCCGAAGACGCTGAACATGCTTGGGATCAAAAGCGGGGAGAGATGGTTTAAAGAGTGGCCGAGAGTGTTTCCTGCGCACTACACGCCGATCTACTGGGTGCCGACCGGACGGATGGGGAAGAAGGCGAGTGAGGATGAACGCGGGAAGAGTGTAGAACGGTTTGACGAGATCTTTGCGCTTTGGGGTGAGGGGGCGGGGAAGAAGGGGATCGTCCACGTGCCGAGCTATGACCTGGCTGTGTGGATGCGGGATCGGAGCAGGTTTGGAAGGAAGATGATTCTCAATGAAAAAGGGGAGGTGGGCGGGCAGACAAGAGCGGCGACGGAGTACAGAGAGAAGAAAGGTGCGTGTGCTCTTGTCAGCCCGAGCTTTACAACCGGGTATAACTTTCCTGATGAAGAGTGCGAATGGATTCACATCCCAAAGTTACCCTGGCCGTACAAAGGCGATCCGGTGGTGCAGGCAAGATGCGCGGATGATGAGACGTATTACAATTCCGAGACCATGCAGCAATTGGTCCAGAGTTGTTTCCGCGGAACAAGGCACGACCGGGATAAATGCACGGTGATTATCACTGATGACGCAATCGGTGGATTTAGATGGTATGCGAAGGAGTACGCGCCACAGTATTTCAAGATCATGGAGAGGGCGGAAGTACCGAGACCAAGAGGCTAGAGGCTAACAAATGAGCGACAGAAAACAATACCCGGATGTCAAAAGCTCTGTAGTGAAAGGAGATGTGATCAGTTTATTTCGTGATAACGACACACGCACATACAGACTGTTTGTAAGTAAGGAATGGAAAGAGATTCCTCCAAATAAATTTTCATTTGACAGATGTGAGTGTTGTGACCTTTCACTTGAGGATCTCCGTCAGTTGTCGGCACGTATCGATGAAATTGTTTTAGCACATGAGGAATGGCGTCCTTTAGAAGACGATTGACTTTGTTATACGACATACACTATACTTCACCTCATGGCTGAGAATCGGGTGCGGGAATCGCACCGTAAATCAAATGGGAAAAGTAAGCAGCCGGTGGAGAAAGCCGTGAAACCGCGGAATAAGATTTTCGCATTACGGCTCAGTCCGGAAGAATTCAAGCTGTTGTCTAACAGAGCCAGGAAGAGTCAGTCGAGTAGTCTCTCGGCTTATCTTCGTGGCCTTGCTGGGCTCAGCGAGACGGCGGCGGTGTAAGAGGCAAGAACAGACAAGGGAGTACCACCCAAGTCAGAGGTTGTAGTTAAGAGTTTGTAGTTGAAAGTAGTTCATTCGTTCGAATTTCAAAACAGGAGAATCGGAAAGACAAATGGCAAGAGCAGGATTTGCACCAGAACAGACAAAGCTCGGCGGAAGTAATTTCAAATTTGCAGCAGGCAAAGGTGAGATTATCAACGCCGAGGTTGGACTGGATACAGGCGGCGGCGATGAATTGAAGTGCGGAATGTTCCTCACCTTCCAGCGGCTGGACAAGGATTGGAACGCAACCGAAGAAGAGCCGGTGACCGAGTTCTTGAGCTTCGGCAAAACGCACTTCATCAAGGACGGGGATGAGGTTGAGCTGTTCCATCCCGGCCAAGCGAAGGGTCCGGACGATGATGACCCGAAAGATCTCGGCCGCGAGGAATCGGCGATGGGCAATTGTCTCTGGTCCGGAGACGAGACGTTCATGATCGACAAACGCAGCAAGTCGGCGATCTTCGGGGAGAGTCTGGTCAAGCACGGCTTCCCGAGCGACAAACTGAACGGGTACATGCCCAATCTGATCGGGATCAAGGCGGAGTTTTACCAAGCGCCGCAACAGAAGCAAGAGGGGAAAGAGTACAAGAACGACCCGACCTGCATTTCGGTGAAAGAGAAGTTGATTCAGCCCGGCAAGACGGCAGGGAAAACTACTGCGGCTGGAAAGACCGCGGCTGGAAAGCCTGCTGCGTCCGCGGCTAGCGGTAAGGTGAATGGCAAGGCGGCGGAGGGTAGCGACGCGGGCGGCAGTGAGGTTGAGGGCAGGGCTGAAGAGCTGTTGCTGATCCTCAAGAAGAAGCTGTCGTCTGCCGATGACGGTGTTGTCGTGGATCGGGCGAAGGTGAGCACGCAATTGCTCATGCTCTTCCCGAAGGAGAAGATTGGACCGGCTGTCAGTAAGCCGATCCAGGTGTTGTTCAAGAACGATGCATGGCTCACTCAGATGGCTGAGAAGCACGGCTTCGGCGTGGACGATACGCAGTTTGCATTCCCGCAGTTGGAGGGGTAGGTGTAAGAGCTTGGCCTGGACGGTTAAGTAAGACCAGTCTAGGTTAAGGAAGCGGGCGGCGTGCCTCGAACACTCGCCGCCCGTAACTTTTAGTGAAAGAGCAAGGGAGAGCAGTCTGATGAAGCGGACATTGCGGGAGCAATCATTAAAGACGCGCTCCGAACGTTCAGCGGCGGCAATTTACAGGTATAGGAATCTTACGAACGATAAGGATTCCACGTCTATATTTTTCGCGCTTCACAATGCCGTTATGGCAGGTTGGCGCATGGCCCAGCGGGACCTAAAGAAAGGCGCTCCTGTAGTCACTACCCTAAAGAAGAATAAGAAAAACTAGTAACTAGGAATTCAAATCCCACCCATGCCCACTCTCCTCTCCTGTCGCGACATCAAAATATCTTTCGCCGATCTTTACAAACGATCACCAATCACACGACCTAAAGATCCACTCGAACGTTATCCCGGTGCTCATCAGTCCGATATCCTTACATACTGCGCGGTCATTGCGAAATACCTCAAGCCCGGCGAGAAGCTGGAAGAGGACATGCCAGAGCGAATGCTCATGGGCCTTATGTTCGAGGAGTTCTTTTTCTCGCTACTGCTTGCCATCGTCGAGTTAGAAATGGCTTGGCAACCGGGAGAGAAAGTAGAGGATGAGATCGCTTGTAACTGCGACGGGATCGGATGGTTGAAAGAAACGTTTGTACTCGAAAAGCCTAAAGACGGAAAGCTTAAATGGCTGATTGCCGAGTATGCGATTTGGGAAACGAAGTGTACGGAGAAAAAGGCGCGAACGGCTGAAGAGTTTTTGCAGGAGTTCGTGTACATGCAGCAGGGGCGGTCGTACTGTAAGACGTACGGCTGTAATGTAGTCCGCTGGATCATCTGGTTTTACCGCGGGAATTACGACGGGAAGGGACCGGTGTGCAGAGAGTACACTGTGCATTTCAGTGATAAGGAGATCGAGGATACTTGGACGATGATGAAAAAGAATAAGGACGATGCAATGGAGTACAAGAAACAAATGGAAGCGAAGGGGACTGCCGCGTGACTAAAGACGAGATGCTTCGCGCGGAAATCCACCTAAATTCTCCAATCATGTTCTCTGCTGAGAATCTCCATCGTGATTTAAAGCTAGCGATGGAGTACATCAAAGAACAGCAACAATACATCGACGGTTGCAAAGAGATTCTAATTGAAGCTGGCATTGAACCGCATGCCTTGCTTGCTGTTGTTGTTACGCGTGCCGCCAACGAGATTAAGACATATAGAAAGAGGACGGCGTGAGAACTGTACCAGTGCCAGCGAGTAAAAAACCGGGATCGGGATCGACAGGATCAAGCTCCTCGTCCTCCTCGTCCTCTTCCACACGTCCTACACCTGCCGGCGACAGGCTCCAGATGGGGCTGGCTGACGTTACCGATGAAGAAGCCACTGGTCCCATCTGCATCGGAATGTACGCGCCTCCAGGGGCCGGGAAGAGTCGTTTTATCGGGACGGCGAAGGGGAAGATTGGAGTCCTGGCGCTGGAAAGTAAGACGAAGAAATCTGTGACTGCCTCTGCACGCGAGTTTGGGCGCCGGGTGGTCATGCCGAAGATTAAGGGTGAAGAGGTGAATCTCATCCGCGTCGCCAATCCAGTGTTGTTCTCCAGCATTCCAAAGACGTGCATTGTCGTCGGCGATTCCGCACACGTCGGTTGGAGCGCGGGGAAGATTCAGGATGAGATGCAGAGGATTGCGGATACAATCACGATTGACGGAGATCCACCGTACTGTTGCCAGCGGCATTACTCGCGGTGGAGTGTGAATCGCGTGAAGTACTTCGGGTACATGATGCTGGAAGACCCGGATATCAACACGATCTGCATTGACCCGTTCGGCAGCTTTGTCGAAGATGTGAGCTATGCGAACTACGGGCTCAGTGGTGTGATCGACCCGAAGGAGTTTGGCTTTGCTCCGCGGGAAGACTTTCTGAAGGAGATCAGAGAGTTCCTGAATGTCATCACACAGAAGCACACGATTCTCACGCATCACGCAAAACCTCAATGGGTGGATAATAAGCCGACGAGCAAGTGGGAATTGGACGGGAAGTTCTCGAAGATCGGGCATTATGTCAATGTCATGGTCGAGCTGAAGCAGGATAAGAAGAAAGCGATTGGGGAGGGGAGGTATAGTTTGGTGGTCAATGACTGCCAGGATAATATCGGGTTGATCAGCAAGGACCCGATTCTGTTTGATGAAGATATTACGTTCACCAATCTGGCCGTGCAGGTCAGAGAGGGAACAGAACCAGAGGAGTGGGAATGAACAAGAAATTGACTATTCTCATGCCGGATGAAGTAAAAGAACAAGGAGTGCTGACCAAAAAGGATCTGGAGCAGACAATTAAAGCTCTAAGGTATTGTGATCTTGACAGGATTGCAGACAAGTTCGAGATTCAATTGAAGAAGTTTACAAAAGGGGCGACACATTGAACTTTCGCGCAACTTTACTTGGCCTGCCTGTTAAGGACCCGGCCAATCCACCTAAGCCACAGGTGATTCATTCAAACAGCATGGAGGATGTACAGGCGTGGACTAACGCACAACTGGGAATGTTCCCAAAGTGCTGGGTGGTTGTGGATAAGCAGGAGTGGAAGCCGCTGTTGATCATGCGCGGCGTGGAGGTGTTGTTAGACACAGATACAGGGACGTTTAAGCAGATCCCAGGATTGCCAGGACTTCCACAGAGCCCACAGGTCCCAAAGATTCCTTAAGCTCCAAATCCAGGGAAGCGCAAGAAGAGGAAGGCCAGAGCACAACAGGCAATGAAGAACAAACGGAAGAAACAGATATGAAGCGCAACGATCCAAACGAACGGTGTGGATACTGCGGCGGTCCGCACGCAGAAGCTGTATGTCCTAAGACCTGGAAGGGTCAAATTGCCGCTCGCGATCTACGCTGTACCTATTGCGGCAGCACAGAACATGATTACGACAGTTGTCCAAAGCACGCCTGATGATCTTCCTCGATCGTCGCGAGCCTCCTGAACTAGCCGAAGCCATCCGCAAACATGGCGTGGAGGTAGAGCACGGACCGCACATTGAATTCGAGGACGGGGATATAGTCTTTGAAGGGAACGGCGAGAAGGGGCCGGGGGCGATGATTGCGATTGAACGCAAGAAACTCACAGACCTGGTCAACTGCATGAAGGATCGGCGGCTCGCCGGCAAGCAACTCCGCGGGCTCCAACGCACGTACGATTACATCTTCCTGCTTTGTGAAGGCATGTGGAGATGTGCCGAGGACGGCAGTGGAAGCATTGAGGTGTTTGGCGTCGAGAAGAAAAAGATCAAGGGGAACTGGGTGAGTAAGCGTGGCTGGGTGCCGTATTACAGTCACGTGGATAAGCGCAGTGTGAATCATCGCCAGATCACCAGCTTCATCCACAGCTTGTCTCTCCGCGGCCGGACGAAAAGTACAGGTGAAGCGTTCAGGTTGATCAGGACGGCAGGGCTAGAAGAAAGTGCTGCGTGGATTGTCAGCCTCTACTACAACTTCACCGAGAAAGAATGGGGGCAGCACCACGCACACGATCAGATCTACTCCCCGATCCCGCCAAAAGGGCATGGGTATGAGTGGGGCAAGGTGCATGGACATAACACGAAATACAGCCGGGCGGTGATGGCGGCGAACGGAGATCCGACTACAGTGTGGCGAGCCGCAGCGCAGTTGCCAGGGGTGGATAGACGAGCGACGGACGTAGCGGCTGCGTTCAGGACGATTCGCGGGATGGCATTGGCGGGATTGGAGCCAGGGTTGAGGCGGAGAGTCGAGCGGTGGTTTGCTGACAATCCTAGCGCGGCCGTGGACGCGTGGATGGAGTTGGATGGGTTTGGGATAGTGAAGGCGGAAGCAGCGGTAAGAGCGATTGCGGTAGAGGGGGCGTAGGGAGTAAGTATGAAAGCTAAGACCTGGAGATGTTTCCATTGCAACGAAGTCTTTCGCTCGCGCAAATCTGCATGGCTGCACTTCGGGCCGGATGACGATTGTGAGAAGCTCCCACCTGCTTGCATCGATCCTCTGCGTAAGGATGAAAAGACCCGGTTGTCAGAGTTAAGAGAGGCGCAAGATTACGCTTTTCAATGCCAGGAAAAGGCTAGTGAGTTTGAAGACAAATTGGATGATGCAATGCGCGAGCTGGCTGAGTTCAAGCGCCTCTCCAACTGCTCTTCCTCAAACGAGCTGCGCAACTGGCTAGACATTCAAAACGGACGCGTCGCTGTAGCCGATGCGCTCACAGAAGGTTTTAAAAAGGCCGACCCAAGATTGGCTGCGAAGATCATAGGATAGTGATAGGTTCAAACTAGATGAGTGAGGATAGATACATTTGTGCGACCAACGCACGTTTCGATGAAAGCGGGAAGAATACCCATTGGCAAAGTCAGGAAAACAACTCCTGCTCGCCCGGATACGCGAGCGGTTGGATGCGCCCCGGCAGGTGGCGCCTGTAACTGAAATTAAACCGAAGCAACAAAGGAAAGTGAGGAAGATTCAGGATCTGCAGAAGATCATGCCGCTAAGAGCTACGCAGTCTCGACGGCTGACAGAAGAAGAGTTGAAGGAGGTACGGAAGCAGGCGAGAATGGAGCATGATGCGTTCTACGGCCTGGAGCGTAAAGTATGGTAACACAATGCGTAGATTGTGATCATATTGAACTTTCAATAAACCCAGCGTGCGGTTGCGCATGTCATACAAAGGAGAAACCAATGAAGGAATCAATCTTACAGTTCTTTGCCTATGCTCACTTGCCGGATCATTTGCAGGCAGTCAGTATACACTTCCATGAACTTGCACATAGAATTGCGGTTGAGCTACCACGCAATCCTGAGCGCACAGTAGCTCTCCGTAAACTACTTGAAGCTAAGGATGCGGCTGTTCGAGCCGTGCTCTTCAAGGACGTATAGTACACATACACTTTGTTGTTGACAAACGCCACCCAACTAAGCTAGACTTCCTGTCATGGAATCTACAATGACGATGCGGTTGAACCTTAACGATGTAGTTCGTGTGAAGCTGACCGGCAACGGCATGCTTGGTTGGCTGGCGCACTGGAAGAAAGTGGGGATGACTGCACCAAAGCCGGATGCGTACCGCTACTTTCATATGCAGTTCTGGTATCTATGCCAGATCTTTGGTCATGATCTGCAGTCAAGGAAAACACAGCTATTCGTGCAGAACGAGATCTGCGTCGACTACCCGGCCGAGTTAGTTTCTGCTCCGATGCTAGTAACTAGTGCGTTACAGGAAGTCATTCGCAACTACGACATTCTGGTTCAAAACGACGATGATATCTGCCGCGACTTGGATATTGGACAGCACGGCAAGTATTTCATCCACAGTATCGACGAGGCTCGCCGGGTACTAAAAAGTAAAGTGAAGAGTGAGACGGGCAAGAGCGAAAAAGACACGCTCACTAACACTGTCTACTGCGAACAGCCTGAAGATACACCGCGTAATCCACCTAAATTTACCTGGAGTGGATTTCAGCCTGCAAGCGGACGTGTAGATCTGGACTCCCCGTACAACACCGATCTGCTCTCCTGTGACTGCCACATCAGTTGCTGGCAGCATCACGCACAGAAGCGTAATTGGCCCTATCTTATGGTTTTTGGTCTTCCTGATTTCAGACACCAGGATATGGAAGACATCGTACCGTACGGCGCGTATGTGATGACTAACAACCCTACACGTTACTTGATCCATCCGCGGTACTTTCAGAGCGCAAAGGATGGAATGCGAGAACGGCGTCATCGATACGGTAAGTCAGCGGGGAAGCTGTAAGGAAAGAATCAAGGAAAGTAATCAAGGATTAGGGATGAGCGACGATTCAAATCTCAACGGGCGCACCACCACTGTCGACGAGGGTGAGCAGTGGGCGTTCAGCCATAACCTCATCCCCTTCGCGGCTCTCTCTGACGAGTTGCTCATCGATCTCGACGCCGGAGAGGAGTTTGATTCCGTCGCGCTCGACCTGCTTACCGAAAGCGGCGTGGAGATCATCGACCTGCTAGTAACTACCAGCAAGTCCGGACACCAGCATGTGTACATCCGGCTGAACCACAATATGAACGAGTTGGAGAGAGTGGCGCTGCAGGCGATGAGCGGCAGTGATCGGAGGAGAGAGGCGCACAGCTACAACCGGATTAAGCGCGGAAGTAAGACGCCGACGATGTTGTTCGAGACACCGGATATGGCTCAGGAGGTGGTGGAATGGAGAAAGAAGAGAAATCCTTAAAGCCAGATCTGGAGTATTGTGTCAACCGCTGCCAGGAATTGATTTGTGATAATTGCCGTGAAGTCATGGGAGCGGTGTACGATTTTGATTTACAGGGGAATGAATTCTTCTGTCTTGAGTGCATGAAACTTTTGGGAAAGGTGGAGGAACTATAAGATGCTGATCGGAAATAGTGACACCCAGAACTGGATTTTGCCGCCCTGGATAATTGCTCTCCTTATGCTGTTCGGCATTGTGGGAGTCTGGGCTATCTATCGCAGCGATCAGGATTGGGAGAAGTATTCTAAAGAGCATGGATGCGTGGTTGTGGCTGTAGTAAACGCACAGACCGGCATGGTCGGGGATAAAACGATCTACATTCCTGGGTCGACGACGTACGCGTGTGATGAAGGAAGAATGAAGGTGACGCGATGAAGATTGACCCAAGTGTCACACCTAGTAAACTACCAGTGAAAACAGAAGAAGAGATACGCAAAGCGATAGAGATTCTTCGCGCTGGTGCAAAACATTGCATAAGAAAGGGGGATCGGAACAAAGCCGCTATGTCTCTCGCCTCCGCCGACACTCTTTCCTGGGTATTAGGGGAAGGAAGTAGTGCAATCGTAGCTTTTCTTGAATATAAAGAGCCGTTTAAGCAGAAAAATTAAAGTATGACTGCCCGTTGTCCAGACTGCCCGACCCAGGACTTCCTGCCGATCATCGGTTCTGGCCCCATCCCCTGCCCGATCCTAGGTCTCGGAGAACGTCCTGGCAGACGCGAGATGGAAAGGAATGCAGTCTTCTGTGGACCGACCGGAGAAGAGCTGGATCAAACCTACCTGCCTCTGGCCAATCTCTACCGCTCCGAGATCCGCATTGAAAACATCTGCCGCTGCTACGCTCTCGGCAATCGTGCGCCGACTAATAAAGAGATCTTCTCTTGCGCCCGGTTCTTTCTTCCAAATGTACTGAAGCGAGTACAGCCGGAGTTGATCATCCTCATGGGCGGAAGCGCACATCGGATTGTAGACCAGATCGGAGATAGGAAAGTCAGAGTTGATATGATGCATGGGCGCCCGTTTCAGGCTAGTCTGCTCGATGGGCTCTGGACTGGCTGGATCTGGTCGAGTTACCATCCGTCTTTAGGGATGCACGATACAAGCAAGATGTCGGATCTCATGGATGACTTCCGAAATCTTGCGGGTTGGAGAAGCGGGGAGTGGACGCCACCAGAACCGGGAGAGGTGAAGAAGGATTATGCGCTTATTGAAACTGCTTCTGCACTACGAAGCTATCTCCAAGCTGGAACTAATTTCCAGCGAGATCAGGGACATGGGTTTGGAATCCCAGGAGTCATCAGAAGCGCGACAGACACAGAGAGACATGGATCTGCCATGTGGTCGACCCAGGTGTCTCTCAGACCTCATAGCGCCCGTCTCTTGCGCTATCTCCCCGGTGATTCCGTCAGCCGCTCCATCTTTGATGAATTCCTCCGATGGCAGCAAGAAACGCGAGCGGAGATCGTCCTTCATAACGCACCTCAGGATCTCGACGCAATGGGCAAGATGGGAGTCGAGCCGGACGAGGATTTATTCTCGGACACAATGCAGGAAGCATTTCAGCAGGCGCGCCCTCAGGGGTTAAAGACGCTCGCGTACCGGTTCAAAGGCGTCTCGATGCAGAGCTGGCAGGAAGTAGTTTGGCCAGCTAGTGTGGAAGCGGCCGTGGAATGGCTGGATCGCGCGATAGGTTTAGCAGAGGAGCATCTCAGGACCGATGTGGTCACAGAGATGAAGACCTGGACGTGCAAGGCTTGTGGACATAAAGCTCATCCGGAGAAAAAGTGTAAGTCTAAAGCCGGTGGAGCGGCGGTTCCATGCGGCTGTGAAGACTGGGAACGATTTAGTAATCTTGTGCGCAGTACCAAGCCGGGGGCTATGGAGGCAGTGTTGAGGCACGTGCTCGCGCACACAGGGAGAAGCAGCGAGGACGATAAGCCGTACAATCCCTGGAAGGCGATTAAAAAGACAGTGTTTGAACGCGGCGGGTTACGGGGGAATGTACCTGAACCGTATGAGTGGGAAGGGCTGGAGGCGGTGTTAGGACCGATGCCGATTCTAGGGATCGGTAACTGTACAATCACGGAGGCAGTTGCGTATGGATGTTCCGACGCAGATCATACCGGACAGGTGGCTGAAGAGCTGGCACTGGGGCGGGCGAGCGAAGCGGATTTGGTTCCTGAGGAGGATTGGGATAGGTGATGTCAAAGCATTTAACAAGCAATTCGACGATTCAAGAGATCCAGGAAGCAATGGCCGCACTCCGGAAATCGAGCGATTTCAAACCGAATCGGATGCTCATCCCCATGTCCTTACTGGAGAGCCGGTACGGGAAGCCAGGGTTGAAGCTTGAAGCTATGCAGGAGGGCGGGTTGTATCGTTGCTGCATTACCTGTGGGGCCAGGACTATCTTCTGGGGCAAGGATGAGAAACGGTTCTTGCGCCGGCATCCGAAGTTGTGCAAAGAGCGGGGAGCGTTCATGCGACAACTGGCGCAAGGGGTGAGGAGTGTGGAAAGCGAGCCGCGAGGAGAGGAAGGAGGAAGTGATGAGTGATACAGAATTTGATGCCGAGCACATGTTGGATAGAGCGGAATTGTTTACGTCTTTTGACGCCTACAATCCAATCACACGCCTACCTCTCTGGATGCAAGAACGATACTTTGAGGATCGCGCGGCCGAGTATCAACGCCTGAAAAACGCGCAAGCCGCGCTCGACATTCTGCAGGCAGGTGGAGTCGTCAACACTCCAGATCTCTTCTGGTCCGCGGCGAGCGGAGAGACTCTGGTCGATGCGATCAAGCGCATTCACCAGGAAAGACTCTGGCACAGATAATGGGACAGGTGATGTTCGCCCGCGATTACGGTCCTGGAAAGTGCAAGTATTGCGACGTGGACTTCCGGCGTCCTAACGCCCGCAGCAATGGGACTGTCTGCAGCAAAGACGGGTGCCAGGACAAAGCGAAGAAAGAAAGGATGAGGGTGACGAATGCCTTACGACCTCGCGTACATCGAAGAGCATAACCGAGCGCACGGCTGCACGGAAATCTGCCCGGCCTGTCATGGCGACGGAGGCAGAGGAGCGCAGCCACATTGCTCGCAGTGCGTCGGTTGGGGCAAGGTCAAGCCAGGTCTTGATGCAACGTGTGTACACGAAGATGATCGAGGAGAAAATATCGGACGGTGTTTAACGCTCTATCGCTGTACGAAGTGCGGCAGGCGCAGGGAAGTGGATTCGAGCGATTAAGATTGAAGCTCGTTGTTGACAAACTCTCACAATACACATACACTTAAATCCTATGAAACCAAGACTCGGCGGTCTCACTCTCTTAACTATGGCGGCGTCGATGCTGACAGCGGTATCATACGGCTCGTCCATCCAGGACTACACCCCTTGTACACAAATGGGAGACAGCGCGTATTGCAACGTACTCTTCCCGCAACTCATGGGGACTCTGTTCTACTCTCCGCAAAATCCCATTGGCGGCATCCGGTGGTTATCACATGAAGCCGAGACCGATGCGATTCTTTACTTCGGTCCAGTAATCGCCCCAAATCCTTCCTGGTTCTACGTCCCTGGACTGGCCGGGTATTTTAGCCTGCAGACCGAACAAACAAATCCGCCGCTAACCCTTCCTGCCCCATCTACTGCCGTCCCCGAGCCGTCAATCCGATACATCTTCTCAGCGCTCCTAGGCATCTGGTTCGGAATGTATGTCTGGGATCGGATTCGCCAGCGTCAAACGCGCAAGAGGCTGGATCATCTGCGCAATTCCCACCCGGAGTTGCACGATTTAAGCGACAATTGAACAGTGAGGTGAACTAGAACATGGGCGCGATTGTCAATGTCCTGTTAACCATCAGTGGTACGTTGATCAGCATTTGGAATACCGCCAGGGGACTCCTGGAAGAATTGAGAGGACTAAGAATGGACTTTACGAAGTTGATTGCGATTATGCAACAGTTGCAGACCGATGTGAGCACGGAAATTGCCGCAGCACAGGCTGCTATTAACGCAGCGAAAGCTGGCGATCAGAGCCAGTTGGATGCGGCGACAGACAGCTTGACCAAAACGGATCAGGCAATTAAGGATGCCACGACTGCGTTCATTGCCGCGGTTCCTGCAGGGCCGGCCGCGGAAGCGACGAAGAGCTAAGAAGCTGTAGGAAGGCCGACAGTTCACCTGCGTTAGTGGTGAGGGAAGCCGGGAGCCCATACATCCCGGCAATCATCTATAGGAACAAGGGGAATGACGAATATGGCAGCGGCGGCTCCAAATCTCGGCACGATCAAGTGCCCGGCCTGTAAGAACATTATCAAGCTCACAGAAGCGATGGCAAGTACACTTCTGGAGCAGGAACAGACCAAGCATCAGGCGGAGATGCTGGATGTTGAGAATAAACTCAGGGTCGAGTTTAACGCCAAGTTCCAAACCACCGTGGACAAGAGCGTTGCATTACGCGTCGCAAAGACCATGGAGATTGCTGACAACACACGTAAGAACGCTGAACAAGCCTTCGCCGACCTGGAAGTCATGAAAAGACAGCTTGGCGAGGCGCAAAAGGCACAGGCGGCGTCTCTAGCTCGGGAACGGGCATTAGAAACGAAGGAACGGGAGTTGGATTTGACTATCCAGCGCCGGGTGAATAGTGAAGCTTCCCAGATCCGTGATCAAGCACGGAATTCAGTCGCGGCTGAATATCAGTTGCAAGTCGCCGAGAAGGACCAGCAACTCTCCGGTCTGCAAGTTCAGATTGAAGAACTTCGACGCCGGGCGGAGCAGGGGAGCACGCAGTTGCAAGGCGAGACACAGGAGATCGTTCTAGAAGATACGCTTCAAGCAACCTGGATGGAAGATACGATCTCGCCTGTTGCCAAAGGTGTCTTTGGCGGCGACTGTCTTCAATCCGTCATGGGTCCGAATCTTCGCCCGGCCGGATCGATTCTCTTTGAGTCCAAGCGGACGAAGGTGTGGCAAGACAATTGGTTGAGTAAGCTGCGGCTCGACCAGAGGAACGCAAAGGCAGATGTGGCTGTCATTGTCACGCAGGCATTGCCGCGCGAAATGGTGGCGAACAATCAATCCTTCATGCTGGTCGAAGGAGTGTGGGTGTGCCAGTGGGCGCTCCTCATTCCATTCGTCTTCGTCCTTCGCCGCGGGCTGATCGACTTAGCCTCATCCAAAATCGCCGCGGCTGGAGCGGAGACTAAAGCGGAGCTGGTCTACGCTTATCTATCCAGCCAGTTGTTCAAACAACGTGTGCAGGGGATGCTGGAGTACGTCGCCGGGATGAAAGACCTGCTGGAGAAAGAGAAGAGGCAGATGCAGGCGGCGTGGGCAGCGAGAGACCGGCAGATCGATGGGCTGGTTACTAGCGTTGCGGGGATGTACGGGGATCTGTCGGGGATTGCAGGCGGCGGGATCGCGCAGGTGGAAGGGTTGCAGGTGGGAGTGGTGGAGGGAAAGGTGTAAGTATGAAGACTATCCAAGCAAACTGTATTTCACCAGAAGTAGCACGTGAAATATGTTCTGTCGGAGTCTTTCCAGAATATACGCCTGCTAGCCCCGATCCTATTCAGGGCATCGGCTGCAAGTTCTTACTCGGAGGACCGCTTACAGGACAGTTAGTTGTAGTCGTTGGGGAGACAGATCTAGCAGGGTTTAGAGAGGCTGTGGCTATAAGCGACCTGCCTGAACAGTTAAAAGTAATGTTGATCCTTGATCCAATGACCAACACACGTTTCTGGAAGATCTCGACGGATTATAACAGGGATTAAGAACAGTCATGAAGATCAAACTCCCACGTCCGTTCGTTTACTACTGGAATGGCGCTTGGTACGTGGAATGTTCCAGTTGGCCGGATAGTCCTGTCTCTGGTTATGAGGTATACGGTCCCATTCCCGACCTGGAAACTGCGATTAACGTGGCTATCGAACGTGTGATGTTTGTTCAAGTCGTCTTCAAGAAAATGCTCATAGAGATAGAGAGTAAATTAGCATGACTACTGTGATCAACATCACCACCCAGCGCAACGCGTACTACCACGCACGCAAGGCTGGCACGTATGTTTACATCGGGCGCCATCCACACTCACTCGGTCCGTGGGGAAATAAGTACACGCATGTGCTGAAGACCGCGGTTCCTGGAGTGGTGAGAGTCAATAACCGGGAAGAAGCGGTGCGCAGGCATCGGGAAGACATGCTCGCCGACCCGGTTATGATGAAGAAGATCAGGGAAGAGTTGAAGGACAAGGTGCTCGGATGCTGGTGTCATCCGCTATCTTGTCATGGCCAGACATACGCTGCGATTGCGAATGGAGAATTGAAATAACACATGAGCGAACAATCGAGAATCATCCTACCTGGAGCACCGGCCAATAATCCCGCGCAGATGTCCGCGGAGCAAGTACGGAAGCTGAATAATGCCCGGCAGATCAGCGCCTACCTCACGCTTATCATGAACCTTCGCTCCGGCCGCGAGACTGCACAGATTGAAGTAGCTGGGAAGCTATATGATCTGACGGCCGCTATCGCCATTCATCCAATCCTGGAGATTCTGGTCCCATTAATAACCATGCAGGAGTTGCTGAACGTCTGCGCTTCTCTCGTCGGAGCGCCTGTCAAGACCGCGGTAGGAAAGTTCCATCTACATGTGCATCAGGTAAAGCAAACGCCACTGCCGCAAATATCAACAGAACCGGCAGATACAATCACTCATGATCTAGAAATTAAGGAGCCCGCAAATGAAACTGATGAACAGAAGTAAGAGCAGTCAGAGCAGTCAGAGCAGTCAGATTGCGTTATTGCTTGCGCTAGTTACTAGTTCAGGAATGGCGCAACTCGGCCGGGGACAAACGCCGAACGCGACAATTACAGTCACAGCCAGTCCCACGAGCGTGAAGCCGGGTGGACAGACTACGATCACCTGGACACTTTCAGGAAACGCAGCACCCGCGGCTCTGCAAGCTCTTCCGTCCATTCCTCTTGGCTGGAACATGACGACGCCGGCCGCGACGCCTGCATTGACCGCAGTGCCTAAGCAGGTGCAGTGTGGGACAGCGACGTGCGTGATCTATGGACAGAACCTGCTTCCTATTCCGAACGTAGCAATCGTTACGCAAGTCTTGACCGTTCCGGTGACGGCTACTACTGGAACACAAACGGCGACAGTGACAGGAGGGCTCTGGTCAAATACTATAGGAGCGTTCCCGACTGCGCTGACTGTAGTGCCAGTGACGTTGACGGTTCTACCTTCACCGTATGACGTGAATGGAGACGGGCAGGTGACGACGGCTGATATTACAGCTATGGCGCTGCAGGTGGCCAACGGGAATTGTACAGCGGACCCGAGCGGGCTGGGAGGACCGTGTCAAGTGAATAGGGTTTATGACGAGATCAGCGGTTGGCAGGCTAATGGGAGCAAACCATGAAGCCAGGGTTAAGCTACAGATTCAAACGATTTCTGTTCATCTACATATTCTGTTGTCTCACACTTGCGTTTGTATTCTGGCTTATTCGACACAGGATAGAGCAGACAAAAGCAGAGAAAATAGAACACGTCGAGAAACCTATCGCCGCCTCTCAAGGACCCTGTGATCCCGGCGAGACGCTATTCAGTATTGAGGGTGAACCTCTTTGCGGGATTTGGAAAACCGATAGTGTTGTTGCAGTACATAGTCCACACGAGCCCGCGACGAATACAAGCCCCGAGTTTAAGATTGTTGACGCCAGACCGCCGATCCAGGTAGCGCTCGCGGAAGAGATCGCGCGGGAAGAAGGATGGTATGCCAAAGTCAAATGTATAGAAGATGAACACCGGGTCAATCGATCCACTGTATTTTACAAAGACGGGACGTATCCAAATCAAACCTGCATGAATTTGCCGCAGGTGCTACACAACCCTGGATCGTTAGCGTATGCAAAGCAGGATGGGGCAGTGGTGTTTTGTACCTCATTGCTTACCGGCGCCGATGAATGTGGTGGGTATGCCAGCTTCAGTACGGATGAAGCCGGGTGGGCGGCATTGCATAAAGACATCGAAGCGAAGTGGGCGCATTGGAAGAAATTCCGCATAGAATTAAACGACTTAGACATTGCTGAGATGATCTCCTTCTCGTGGTCAAGCGGAGGGTATAGGGGTAAGTATGCAGATGACGTGCTCACCCGGCTGCATAAGAGAGGGTTTTGAAATGACACCTGGACAGTGGAATCTGTTAGTCCGCGTCCTGATCTTCCTGGTAGCAGACAAGCTACACTTGGTCACCGGTATCAACGAAGGCGCAGGCGTTATAGGTACGACGATCAAAGGGACTGAACTACTGCAAGACTTGATAGACGAGGACAGTTGACCGCCATGACATTAGAGAAAATCATAAAGCTTAAAGAAGGCACGCGCGTTTGCTACTACCGTCCTAAGAGCGTCGAGCATGGTGACGAAGGGCAAGTGCTCTTCGGTCTGCCTATGGGGCAGCATCCGGCAAGGATGTACATACGCTGGGACGACGGATGTATTATGGACGATCTTACTATTCCCAATCGAGCTTTCCGTTACATCCGCATTCTCTCGCTTCCTAAGTAACCACTCTCCATGGCTCTCTTCGGCGGCATTGAAATCCCCGGTCATCCGGATCTTGAAAATATCCGCAAACTCGATCTCCTCCCCATCCCCTTCATCCGTCGCGCAAACCGTCTAGGCATCGGATTCGATCCAGAGTACGCGCATTATCTGACCAGCAAGTTCTCGACTGAGATGGACGGGCTTGCAAAAGACATTGCGTCTTACATTCCTAAGCAGAACCTGGAAGAGTTTGCTGAGTCTGTGTCTGAAGAAGATGAGGAGAGCGGAGAGACAGAGTTCAACGCCGGCAGTCCCGAACAGATCGGAGATTTGCTCTTCAATAAACTCGGGATCGGCAGAGACAAGAAGCTCAAGAAGACGAAGACTGGGAATCGTATATCAGCCGGGAAAAAGAATCTGGAGTTGATCCGCTGGGAACATCCGGTTGTGCCACTTGTCTTTCGGTACACGGAGCTGAAGACACTTAAGAAGAACTATACCGTCAAGCTTCCTCTCATGGCTGTGCTGCACAAGCGCGGCTCCTGCTGTCCACGGTGCGAGCTTCCACATCAGGAAGATCATTACCGCATCCATGGGGAGATGGGGACGACTCGCGCGGTCACAGGCCGGATCAATCACAAGAATCCGAATCTGGGTAATGTCAGTGCGCGGACGGAGGACGGGCAGGATGTTCAACGGTGTTTTATAGCACAATGTGGATCGAAGCTAGTTATTAGAGATTTGAGTCAGATCGAATTACGCGGGCTTGCGCATCTGTCCATGTGTAAGTCGATGATCGACATTTACGATCAAGACGGGGATCTGCACATAGACACATGCTGGCGGACAGGGCTGTGTCCACAGGGACAGAAGCCGAGTATTGCTCAACGTATGGGGGCCAAGAGATGCAATTTCGGAATCCAGAATGGGACGACGGAGATTGGACTCTTCCTGCAGCTAGTCTCTGACTTCGGAGCCCAGAAGATCCCAGTTCCAGATTGGCTGACTGAAGAGTGGTGCAAAGAGTTTATCGCCGCCTGGCTGGAGTCGCGGCCGGAAGTCATGGAGTTCTTCGAGCAGTGCTGGTACAGAGCACGACGCTACGGCCGTAGCTGGGAGCCCTTCGGACGCTACAGGCCGATTCCTGAGATGCGTAGCTGTCATCCATGGATCGTACACTCGGGAATGCGGTACGCGCAGAACTTCCCGGTGACTGCGCTCGCGGCCGAGCAGTTGAAGATCTCGATGGGGCATACGAATCGGCTGCTAGAGCAAGCTTGGGATAAAGGGAATGGGATCTGGTGCTGGCCGCTCCTGTCTATTCATGACGCCGAGATGGTCGAAGCTGATGAGAAGTATGCGGACGATGTGAACGATCTAGTAGGATACGCCATGGACACGTGCATGCAGGATCAGGAGACTGGTGAACACAGATTCAGAACGCCGATTAAGAGTGATGGGAGTGTATGTACAAGATGGGAAAAGTAACAGCAAAACAAAGACTCAAAGAATTGAAAGAGTATTTACAACAGGGTGCTGATCTAGAACCTGAAGAGGTTTCGCTTTGGGCAGACGTTCTTTCAGAAACTACCCCAAATCGAACCACCCGGTATAAAGCCAGTCGGCATTTAAAACGAATGGCCTACGCTCTCCGTCTGCTCCGCGGAGACTTTGACTGATGCCTCCTTGCCCTGCCTGCGGCTTCCACGATCATCAGGTCTGCTTAGTCCTAGGCCACACCTATCCGCTCCACCAGTTATTGACAAACAGACCTGATACACATACACTTGGAAACATGGCTAGAGCAAAGTTGGTTTCTACTCCCCCTACATCCGGATACGTGCCGAAGAGAAGGTCACTGACAGTCGTCGCGCGTCCGACACATCCACCGATCCCGAATTTTAAGAAGCCTCCAAAGTCTTCTGCAGCATCCGCGGCCGCGGAATCCGCGACTGCGCCGGTCAAAGAAAAGAAGCCTCCTGTCGATCGCAACGCTCTTCCTCTTGTCTCCGTCCTGGGGAAAGATGACATGCGCCGGGCGATTGAGATTCTCAAAGAAGACGCTGAGCTGCTGGAACAGGAGCAGTTGATTGCTGAAGCGCGGAAGGACATCAAAGACGAATTCGTGAAGCTCTGCTTGCGCAATGACATCCCTGAAGGACTCCGCTACGGATCGCTCTCGGGGACGTACGTGCAGATGAGTAGCACTAAACTGGACAAAGGCAAGCTCATGCTTGAAGCCGGTGTCACGGCCAAGCAGATCGCGGATTGCTACGTTGAAGGAAAGTCCTACTACCGTGTCGACATTATCGACTCCACCCGGCCTAGGAAACAGAAGCCTGCGGAGGATGAGTAAGAGGCAGGTTGAGTTGACTGGTCTCGACTGAAGCGACCAGCTTGCTCATCGCGGCAACATAGAGCGGCATGTGGTGACGCGCGAACATACCGAGGAGCATGCGCTCGGGAAGAGCTGGCGCTTGGTCTACGTAGGTGAGAGGACCGGAGTGCTCGTATAGATTCGGTCCTACTTTCCACGGTACATCAGTGACCTTGTCGTGATCGTGCGCCATCGCCCCGTTACAGTAATTCCCCTGTGGAATATCAGAGAGCACATCGGCCAATTGCTTAAATCCTGGACGTGGCTGGCCAAAGCACACCATCCGAGCTGGTTTCACCCCTTTTAAAACCATGAGCCCCGCTAATAGGGCGGTCCTGGCAGCGCCGAGGGAGTGTCCAGCCACTACATACGGCCCCGGAAGCCGCAACGCGTCCTGGAGCACGTCATCCAGACCTATTTTGAAGCCAGCGTGGACTGGACCGAGACCTTTGTTCACGAACGGGTTGCAGAAGGCGTCGAGATCGCGCAGCCAATCGAGTAAGCTTTTCGATCCGCGGAGGGCGATGAGAGTAGCTGGGGCGCCGGAAGGAAGAAGGACAGGACGACTGCCCCAATAAACACCATCGTCTCCGGAGTCGGCAATTGTTGTCCAGTCGCTCATGCTCGACTTACCGTCGCTTAAGTCATACATGTCCTGCAGACTTTGTGCCACGGCCGCGTCGAACTTCAATTCCTCAACGGATGCTTGCATACTTCTCATCTCCCCACTTTACTTGGCGGAAGAGTGATGCGTTGTCTCTCCCATTCCCGATGGTAATACGTGTCTTCGGATTTAAGGCAGATCTTACAAAGAGGACCAGGGGGAGTCTGAGCCTCTTCCACGCGTTGAAACTGATGAGGACTGTGCGCTTTATCCGCCAAGCTGTACTCCCTGCTCACAAGATTACAAACTTACTTCTTCCCTTACTTCTGCTCTACTTCTTCCCCTCGTCTACCTTCATTTCAATAATACTCAGCCGCCTGGTTACTTCAATCAATTGATCGAGTACCCGGTCGTTCTGAACCTTAGCCACGTCGGCGCGGGCGAAAGAGGCTTGGTCTAATTTCACTTGAGCTAGGGCTAGCTCCAGCGCGTGTACACGAGAGTCCATCTGCATGTACACCAAAAAGAGACCAAGGATGTAGCCAGCCAGTTTAAGCCAGTTAGAGATAGACATACCTATTGGGGAAGGCGGGTCGGGAGTGATCTCTACTCTCATCTGCCGCCTGTCTGTCTGTGGCTCGTCTTCATCTGCTAGTGTAGTATCCAACATAGCGAGATCAGCCCCCATTCCCATTTTATTTTTGCGGCTCCGAGTGCGTCTCGACTACTCCGGCGAGAGTGCCGCCCGGACCACGTAAAGTGGAGACAATAGACTGACCTGCCTTATCTCCACTTGGCGTAAGGTCGTAAGCCTGCAGTCCAATCACCATTTGGTATGCCTGAAAAATCACGGCCAGGAAGGCGGTGACTGCTGTCAATTGCATTGCATTGAGGTGGCTGAAGGCCGGGAGAAGGTATTGATCCGCTGCACCTAAAGTGATCAGCCCAAGATGAATTGCCAGTGCAACGCTACGACTCATTTGCAGTTTCTACCTCGATATAAGTATAGAACAAACGGAATGGAAATTGATTTGAAGAAAAGAACATGCGCTCCCAAGCTTGGTACTTGCCTGGGAGCGCACCCCTCTAACTCGCCTTTAAGATGGACGCGGTGACGGGAAGAGGAGCAGTAGAGGAAGGGGCAGTCGGCACGGTAATGCTCTGCAGTCCTTCCAATTTGATCAGCAGACGATGCAGAGGATCGGTAAGTTGAATGTACCGGTCCCATAGGATCTGCGCCTGCTCCGGAGTTTGAGATTTGATCAACTCCGCAATCACGCCGGAAAGCGTGGTGAGAATAGCTAGGATGGTGGCAGTCATCTGGTTAGACGACGCCTCCTTTAATGGGGAGCAGCCATACGCCAGTGCGCTGATTAGGATTCATGAGTTCATGTCCCATCAGGTGATACATGTACGCTCCGTTCATGTAGCCTTCATTGAAGTGCGCCTGTGCGCGAGCCGAGAAGACTTCGTAGTTGACACCGTCGACAGGTTCACTGAAGCACATGTCAACGCCGACAAGCGACGGGTCGAAGGGAGTGGGAGATGGAGGGACCGGAAGGAACGGTGGCCAGTCGTTAATGTTGGACGATACACGGACTGCCCCAGCCGGCCAATTTTTGGGGTTAGGGTCCGCGTATGCCGACACATTGCCTGCAGGCTGAAGTGCATTCCACATGGAATGGTATCCCTGATTCTCCATCGTGATCATCCAGAGCAGAGGGCAGGCGCCCATGCAATCGACATCGAAGTTGAGAAGTATGCGCCCCTTCTGTGCAATTGCCATCATTTCCAGGAACATGGTCTCGTAAGGCAAAGACGGGTTGTTGTTGATCCGCTTGTTCCATGAAGCTTGAAGCTCCGGATCAAGGGAGAGGATGTAGGCTTTGGTGAAAGCCGCGATCTCGGCCGCAGTAGCGTTATAAACAGAAGTCATTTTAAGTAGCTCCTTTGTGTGCTCTAGTTACTAGCTGTCCTTAGCTTCCCTGTTGCGACTGCGCCTGCTCCGCTTCGGTCAACTTCTCCAGGATGGACGCATCGGCTTCAAATTGAATGTCGCCGATGTTCGACGCTGCGTTTGCGGCCATGTCTCCACCCGCGAGGATCGCCGCGATCAGGCCGGGGATGGAGCGGAGATCGTTGGAGGTGGTGAGCATCTGGATGGTTGTAGCTGGGGCTAGACCATCGGGATCGGCGCTCGGAGGAAGAAGAGCTACTTTTCCATTGGCCGCTTCAATGACAATGCCTTGGAGCGGATCTCCGTCCTCATCGACGTAGGTCGTCGGTCCGCTTCCGCCTGGACTCGACGCGCCACTGAGTTGCTCTGCCGCTTTCATTGCGACCAGGAGATCGACTCCGGGTCGCAGTTGATTCACGTCTGTGATAAAGAATCGTTGCATTTTGCTTTCCCTTTTCAAAATCCGTGTAATACACACGGTGAATTGTTTTACAGCAACTATGGTAGCTCAAATGAAGAGTAACTTGTGTTTACTTCTTACGATTCCCTTTGCTGCCGTGGTTGCCTGTGATTGTAGCGTTGTAGCTGAACACTTCGGCCGGGATGCTGGAAGCGTTGCCCATTCCGTTAGTGAAACCCGGCCATTTGTAAGCGCCGAGAGACACGTTGGAGAATTCACCGGCCTTGTTCACAAAGTTCGGATCGCAGTAGTAGCCAGCACGTGTCATAGAGCAGTCGCCCCAGATGGCGCCGTAGTATTTGAGGACGAAAGTTTTGGCTGCATTGCATTGAGAAACACCAAGTAGGCATTGAGCCTTTAAGTAAGCGGCTAGTCCGGTGGTTCCTTCCGCAGTGTTCACGCGCGATGTGAATTCACCTGTGCCGTCACCGAGGGTGGTAGTCAGCCCCATGAGCCCGCATCCAGGTTGCCCGGTGCTAGAGAAGGCGTGGATGGTGTCGAAGAGATGAACCGCGTTGGGGATTCCAGGTTCTTCGCAATCACCGGAGACGCGGTTATAGTACATGCCTAAGGTGCCGGGATTGTTGAGATCGAGTCCGTAGGTAGCCATCCAATTCCCCAACTGACCGCTCATCGTTTGATAAGCAGTGGAGATGGTGGAATTGGAATGCTTGGATGCCCAACGCATGCCGGAGGCTTTGATACCGGTGAGCATAAAGCCCTGGAGTTCAAAGCCAGAAGTTACATAGCTGACCATGTGATTATCAGTAGTGGTACCGGCCCTCTGATCCCATGGGCGATTGAGTTTGAGCTGTCCAGAGTTGACGTAGTGGCATGCCCAGAAGGGCTGAAGCATCTTGTTATTCGCGAGCCCGGCCGCAACCGTCACATCCGGCCAGTCAAGGTTGCTGACTCCGATGGAAGTCATGTAGCCACCACCGAGGCTATTGTCTTCCACCATGAAGTGATAGTCGCCGGCAGTGAGCCCCGGCCAGAGAGCGGCGAGGGTGACGTTGCCGCCGCTGACAGAGAACTGACGAGTGACGACTAGAGGAGGAGAGACGCTGGTGTCTGTGATCGTGATGCGAGCACCGGGGTTGACCGTACCGCTGACTACTGTAGCGGCCGTCAAGCCAGGGGTGACGTGGATCAGACCTGTGCCGTCGTCGATACCAGCGCACATACCGGGCTTCACGATTCCGGTTGTTGGAGCTACGTTGGTAGAACCGTTAACGAGAGTCAGCGGGACAGACGCAGGATCGAAAATCGAAGCACCCGCCCACGAGTTTGTATAGACATTAGGAGTGCCGCCAGGGACGAAGCCAGCAGCGTATCCATCTACCGCATTACGACGGCAGGTTTCGTCGCGCGTTTTCCAAGCCAGCAAACCATTCACCCATGCTGTTTGCCGGGTGGGATCGGTATCTCCCAAAGCAGCCAACGCATTCCAGCCTTGCGGATAGCCCTGGTCGCGCGGGTCGGCAGTGTTGCAGTTAAGTAGTGCGGTCGCGGCTCCGGATGCTGCGAATGGTTGAATGTCCAACCAAGTAAGTGGGGTGGAGACGTTGAAGATCTTGTCGATGATACTGCCGACAACGCCACCACCGTAATCCAGCACAAGCCCACCCAGAGCCCCGGAGATCTCCGGATCTCGAATGTAGTTGTCATCGATCTTGTTGGCGCTAATGACAGCCGGTTTATATCCGCTACGATGTTCGAACCGCCGCTCCTGCAAACCTTCTGCATAGAAGTCCGGACCGAATGGACTCCCAGCACTGATCAGATCTTTATAGCTGAATTGTCCAACCAACGGCATCAAGTTCAAAGCAGTGATGTCATGAGTCGCGGCACCAAAAGCCGTCGTCTCGGAAGCGCAACCGGAGAGTTGAGTGAGAGCCCGATAGATGTTGCTGTTGGACGGAGAGGTGTAATCCAGCGAGGCGTACCGCAGGCTGGTGAATACATAGTTGAAATTGCCGGAGTCGAAGTTGGTAGGTAGCGGCCGGCTGATAGTGATGGATAGATTGTCGGCGGCGACTGCGGTTACAAATGCCCAAAATGAGAATGGCATGCCGGTGTCGTGGGTAGCGAAGACCCGGATGTAGACCTGCGCTTGCATGTTATGCATGCAATCAGTGTTGAGAATGCCTAAAGAAGACGGACCCACCCCGCACGAAGGAAATACGTTCTGTGTCCATGAAGCGGAATGCGCGGTCAATGTTGTGGACCCGGCCGTGCCGCTCACTGTGCCTGTGAAATAGAAAGCCTCACCTGGAGGGCCAGGAGCGCCGTTGGGGCAGAGAGCACGTACAGGGTCTGAGACAAAGAGAGTGCCGCTGCCTTGAATCAACATCTCGCCAACGGTAGTGGTAGATGGCCACATAGAAGCGGGAGCTATAGGCTGAGCGTTGAGGTAGAATGCTCCGGCCATGCCGCGCCCGTCGTAGCAGGTAGTGAGATCAGCATCACCAGTTGTGGCTGTGGTGGAAGCGATACAAACTTGCTCCTGTAATCCAACTCCACCTCCGGTAGAGCCATCATTACCGAGTGAATTCCCGATCAAGATCCAGGTGGGAGTGCCGGGAAGAGAGAGAAGGCCGTGGAGACATTCAGCGTGATGGATATGGATCGTCGTGTCGGTCGACATGATGTCGGCGGAAAGAGTCGCTTTGGTCCCGCCTGATACACCCGATCCATAACATCCTTGACCTGGAGCTGGTCCGATGCCAGCGATTGTATAAGTCACCGTACCGGTAGCAGGAGTCAGCCAAGTTGTCGTAGCAAAGTATGGATTGCCTGAAGGCTGGAGCTGATTGAAATTGCAATCCTGGCCGTTGAGCTGCAGCATGACCGCGGTACAGTGCCGCTCGTCCGCATACCCGTATGGGTTTTGACCGAAGACGATTTGCGGCGCGTAAACTTGTTCTTCCAAATCAGACTGCACTAAAACACCATCGTTGTTGTAGTCAACGGCGCCGACTAGAAGTTGCTGATCCGCTGCATTACCTGTTGCGTCGGACGTATGGAGATTGAACGTGTAGGTACCGCGTTGTGTAAGACCGGTAACGTCGGTCAAGCACGAATTGGGAGACACGATTGTAGGAACTACAGGATCGTCGGCGGTGATATTGCTCCAGAGACAAGTAACGTTCGGCGTCGAATTGCTCTGCGTGTAGGAAGTGGTCCCATCGAGCTGATTGGTCGAGTTGACCTTGAAGCTGATCCATGGCGTCCAGGAAGGAGTAGCCACACCATTACCAACAATGCCGGTACGCGGAGTCGACTTTATCAAAGTCTGATATGGAGTCGGGACGTAGGTAGGCGAGCCCGAAGATAGAACCGCCGTCAACATATTTCCGGTTGAGTCCGCGAGCGTGCCGGTTTGATTAGCGGAATCAAATTTCCATTGGAAGATAGCAGCCGTTTGATCCTGCGCTGTAGTCGGGGGCGTGGAAGTTGCAGGGACGGCGGAAGAATAGATTCGAGCGTAGCCGTAAGCAATGGGGACAGTGGTACCGCCAATGATAAACCCGGCCGTGGAAGTGGGGCCGGTGATGCTTGTGTAGTTTGTCACCAGATTCACATACACGAGACCGTTCTCGTCCACAGCTTGACAAGTGATCTGGCCTGTTGTGCCGCTAGTAGGTTTACGCTGCCAACGAATATCAACTAGGTTCTTACCGACGAATGGGATTTGGCAGTCCGATGCTCCAACGTTGTGGAGTGGAGAAAGCAGCATCAAGGGCTGTTCTCCAGGATTTTGAATCCAGTAGGTGTTGATATCGCACGTCGCATTTTGGATCGGGTGCTCAAACTGAACTTGCTGCCCCCAATCGGTTGCGCCCGGTACCGTGTGCATACGAATCTCCATGCGGCATGTACCGTTGGATGCAATGCCGGGAGTGGAAGTGGATGCTGTCTGAGAGCTGAGCACAATGGACCGGCCGAATTGAGTGGCGGGGACAAGAGTCTTGAACGCCATGCCGATATCGGAAGCACCTTCCGAATTCATATAGCGCCCGATGTTGGCGAAGTTTGCAATAGAGTACTGATCCACAAAAGAAGTGAAAGGCCGGATCGTATCTTCCCCACGAATGATTGTCGGAGGGTTGGAAGGAACGATGGTGGTTGGGGCGCCGGCAATAAGCGCGATGTTGATGTCGCCGGGCTCGGACGGATATGGGCCGGTGGTAGCAGGAGGACCGCCCGGTCCGCTGACAAAGGATAGGTAGGAGGCACCGGATTCAATCGCACCAAGCCCGCTGTATACAACAGCAGACATGATCATGAAGTTGGCGTGGGTGTTGGTAAAGGTAACCACCTCATCCACGGCCGTGTCGGATGGTACGACGGTCATCATGATCGCGCCGTTAGCATCATCGAGATCCGCGAAGGGTCCGGAAGATACACCTTTGACCAGGGTCCAAGTGTAGCTGTGTGTGGTGGTAATGTCGGTGATCTGCGGGATCTGATCGCCCCAGCGGTTAACGATTGCATTGATATCGTGGGCTATTGCAATGGAGCAAGAAGTGGTATCTCCATTCGGAGTCACACAATCGGCTCCAGCTACACCACGCGCGGAAAGAGTGGCGGTCGTGCCGGTACATGCGGAGACGGTGACTTTCTCTACGCGGCCGTAGTTTGCGTAAGTCGCATGCTCATTGACTTTGATGTCGAATGGTGGAGATGGAAAGTTGGAACAGTTTCCCACCATGCTCATGATCGTTGCCCCGGAAGTCATGGGAGCGGCGAGAGTGGTCTCGTAGACCTGATTTGTCCCCATAGACGCCTGCAGGATGATTGTCTCTCCGGCTTTGAGCCCGACTCCAGCTACAGCCGGGATTGTCATCGAGAGATTGAACGGCGATCCACTACCACCGCTCAACGTAGCGTACTTCTCACAAAACACATTGACTGCTGTAGGTCCTACAACCGTGTGATTGCAAGCACCGGCCGTGTGGACTACGTTCGCGCTGACTACTGGAGAGACAGCGCTATTGCCCATCGAGTCGGTGGCTTTGACTCGGAACGTATGAATGCCCTCGGGGATAGGACGCACATCGGTGTTGACATTCCACACACTGCCGCTAAGTAGAGCTAGCGGACCAAACGTTGCGTTGTATGGCCCGCCGTCAAACGACAGATCCATGTTGGTGATCGAGCCCGCGTTGGAGGTGGCGGAAGCGATGACGCTAGAAAGTTCTGCAAACGCCTCACCTGGCTGCGTGCGCGGGAAGGGTTCGGAGATGAATACCTGAACACCAGATCCGCTGATCACAGTGGGATGGAATGCGATGGAAGTCTGGAAGAACCCGTCGACGTTTAAATCGGTCTCGGGCTGTACGGTGCTGGTAGTAGCAGCAAAGTAATTGATCTGACCAAAGGGCTTAGAGGTGTCCTCGATTGCTTCGATCGCCGGGCTGATAGGTTTGATCGGCGCCGCGAAAACAGAGGAGACGATCAGATCGCCGACTGTGACAGAGAATGGATCGACGTAGGCCGGTCCAGGAAGAGTGGTAGAGCCGTCGTTCTGTCCGCCCCAGCCCATCAAGTGTGCGCCGTTGCCGACCGATCCTACACCAGAGAAAAGAACGCACTGAAGTAGATTAACCTGCCCGGTACCATTGGGATTTTGGGACGTGATGACTTCGTTGGAGCCTGTGGTCGCTGGGACGAAAGCAAAGTAATTGCCTATTTGCTCAACGTCGCTGTCCGTCGCACGCGTGCCAATCTCATCATAGAAAGTGAAGGTGTAACCCAGACTATTTGTTAAATAGGAAGATTTCCAGGGGTAGTTGCTCTGTCCCTGCACCACACTCCAGTTGCCGACTACTTCACCGGAGACGTGATTGTGACCTACGGCCGTGACTGTCCAGTCTAGATTACCGGCTCCAGACATAGCGGTAACAGTAACGGTGTCCTCTGGATTGGGAATTTGTGGCGTGCCTGTCCCTAACCCACCCACCGGGCTCAAGGTTGCAAAGAACGGCGTGGATGGGAATCCAGCAGAGCTGGTGACGTGAATTAAAGTTGCTCCGGCTGTGACGCCGCTAGAGAGCTGTGTTTCGGGTGATGCAGGTACGGACGCCTCCGCTTGACAGAAGATCAATTGGCCGGCCGTCAATCCGCCTGTGAGCGTGACCGAGCGGGCGACGTTGCTACTAGTGCTGATACTAGTTACTGCCTGTTCGCAGAATTCTGTCGAGCTGCCAGGGACGGTCGTGTGAGAGCATTGCGGGTTGCTGTGTATGACCGTAACGTTTATCACAGACGACACACCGGTATTCATCATGGCGTCGGTCGCTCGAACCTGTAGAGTTGTTGCTCCAACAGTCAAGCTCGATCCTTGCAATGACATGAGCCATTGAGTCGGAGGCATTCCAAAAAGCGTTGCCGCGCCGGTAAACGATCCACCGTTAATTGATAATTCAACTAGCGTGATCGCTGCGGCTGAAGATGCTACCGGTCCGGAGATCTGAATACCACCGCCTCCAATCGTCGCCGTATTGGCTGGATAGGAGAAGGAGACGGTGACTTGTGCCGCTGCGCTGACTGCAAATAAGAGTGCTAGAAGTGTCTGTTTCATTCCTTATTGCCTCACGCTCAAGAAATTCCCTGTGTAAGCCTGCCCGGCAGTGCCGGTAGTGTAGATCGAGAATGTATGTGTTCCAGATCCCATGGCGATGTTGTTGGAAACTGTCGGGTGGATTGCAAACTGTCCGGTGTTGTCAGTCGCCCAACTTGCGCACGATGCAAGAGTTGTACAGTACCCGGCCGGTGCCTTCATAGTGATGGTCTGCGCGTTCGTTACACCCGCGTTGTTGCAGTAGGTAAACGTCCTTTGATATGCATACCCAGCCGCAGCAGAGATGGTCTGTACTTGAAACACGAGGGTGGCATCGACATAGAAGAGAATGTTTCCTGCGGCTGTACCAGTGTTGGTATCGATGCCCATTTCCATGTTCATGCAATTGCCGGATGATCCACCCGCAGCCATCGCCGGCACTCCGGTTACTTCCATTAAGGGGATTGCTGATCCTGTTTGCGTGACCAACGTATTGCCAGTCGTGGAAGAGAACGATCCCCCACCCCCACTCATACACCCCATAGTTTCTAAACACACACGACCAGTACCGAGCGCTCCGTTGCTCAAATCAGTCGCCGCCATCTGATCGCCAGACGCAACGCGCGGCATCGCATGACGGTTAGGAGACGCGTTTCCAAAATAGACCAGGGTATGAGCCGCAGAGTCAAAGCACCAGAACCCCTGGCCGGAGATGGTGGTAGTCGGGCATGCCATCTCAGGGCCGGTATCTGACTCCCCAGTTAAATCGTTCGTGCATCCGGTACCTCGAATGGTCCCATCCGGCATCACCTGCATACCCTGTGTGGTAGTGATGCCGTTAGCTAGAATAATCGATGAGTCGCACGTCGCGACCGCACTTCCACCGAACGCTACGGTGTATGTCGGTCCCATCGTCGGCTGGATGAAGTTGATATAGAAGATCGCGCCTCCGCCTGAGGGAACGCTTGCAAACGTTACCGAGGTGATGTTAACGGAAAGCGTGCAGCCGATCACCGTGGTAGACTTCCCGCCCACGTCGGCCAGAGAGATCGTTGGAGTGGCGCCGCATGCGTTTGTAGCGCCTGTCGATCCAGTAAACACGCTTACTCCACTACCGCCGCCGCCCGCACCTGCAGCCGCCCATCCGGTGTTGACGGTACAAGCTCCGCTCTCTTTCTTATAGAGCGTGGTATTGGTGCCTCCGTCGATCCGCATGTAGATAGAGCCGATGCAACCGGCCTTGCTGCCTTCTGGTGTGCCGCTGCCTGTGTAGATGCCAGGACCGCCGCTCAATTGAAGCTCGGGCGCATCGTCGGAAGTATTCACCTTGTCTGAATTGATAAGGTGCTTGATCTCACCGTTGTTCGAAACTTCTCCACTCTGGTTGTTCTTGAATGCCGCGGTGTAGCCACCAACGTTAACGCCGGTGATCTCCCAATTAGCTAGAGTCCCTCCGCCCGCTTCTTCATAAAGCGCGTAGGTGCCAGAGCCGATTGTGTTGATCGCGGTGAGCCCATTGACAATCAGATTGAATGGATGACCACCTGAGGATCGAGGAGTGAAGTCGATGACATGCTGGTGATTCGTACTTCCGCTCGTTGCCTCAAACTTAGTGTTGATAAACGTCGCAATATTAGACCCTCCAGTGTCTCCAGTATCTTGTACAATCTGGATCGGATTAACGCCAGAGTTGTCGATCTGCGTATCGACCATAAGCATCACATTCGCCCCGACCAGATCGTTTAGGAATACCGCGCCTCCATTCTGCCCACCAAAGGTGCAGGAGTAGCAGGAGAAGTTAACCACCTGGTTGTCGAGTTCAAGACAGAAGTTCTTGCAGTTCTGAAACTGAACATGCCGGTATGTATTTTGATACCCGCCATTCCATTGTTTGACCAAGGACGGAGCGCTGGCGTTGTTGGTTGCATTCCCGTCCAACGTACAATTCTCCATTTGAAGGAAGTGCGCGTATCCATTCGCCATGAAGTAAGCAGAGGTGAAGGAGAAGAGCGCGGTGTTGCGCGAGTTGCCAAGCTTGATTACAGAAGCGAAGTTTACACCTTCCGCATTGTCGCCAGAAGCAGCGCAGACGAAGTGAAGATTTGCGTTAAATTCAATCGGCGTTACAGTCTCAGTAAACGTACCCGGTCCGATGTTCACAGTGCCTGTGTGTGACGGTACTCCGCCAACTGAGAGAGGAAGAGCGGCTACGGCCGCGGCGACGGTGAGCTTTGCGGTCGGCCAGGATGTACCAGGGTTGGAATCGTTACCAGAGGCGGATACGTACATGATCGTAGAGTCGACGAGTCCGCCGGGAGGGCCGGTAGCTCCAGCAAGACCGGTAGCGCCAGCGCCTCCGTTGCTGTTCAGCACGACTAGGACGTTGCTGGAGCTGGAGTAGGTGACGTGGACAGATGTGAAGGAATCGCGCACGAGCACGCAAGGAAGAGCAGTGAGGTTGCCAGTGATCTCTCCAGTGGTGATCCCAGTGCCTGTCCAGCATTGAGCCACAAGAGTGTTGAGCAGGGTTTGAGTGCTAAGAGCAAGAGCAGTGATGTCAATCGCTCCGGAGTTTGTAGCCGGTCCTGCAATAGACGCGTGAACGTTCGACGCTCCCACTCCCACCCCACCTCCAGTGGGAGGAAAGGCAAATTGCGCGTGGAGCGCAGAGGAAAGCAGGAGGAAGCAGAAGCAGATGCTAGTAACTAGCTGGACTACAAACGATCCAAGGCGGCGGCGATTCATATTTGACTCTCCTAGTAACTAGCGCTAATCGAGTCTTCCCGCCGCCGCGAAGAGACCTGGCGTTCACTTATCCGTACCAGTTTAACGCATCTAGGAAAGATTAGCTTCCATTCGCAGAACAGTGAACAAAGTAGGTCACATCAAATGTAGATGGTCCGACCGTACCGGCCGATGTGTTCAAGAATTCCTGAACAATCGTGACGCCATTGACGGCTGGGGTGAGGGCGAAGGTGCCGATTTTGGGATTGCCGCCTGTAACGTACATTGTCGTGTTTGGAGTTGCGACGCAGTTAGGAGGATTGTTGAAAGGGATTGCAAAGATAAAGGCGGCAGAGACAGCACCCGTTGGCATGAGGAGCTGAAAGCTCTGGTCGGCATTGGTGTTTGAATAAAGGAAATGAAAGCCTGTACTGTTGCCGAGTTGCACAGTGTTAGGGGTACGCATAGAAGCGCCGAGGGCATCGACGTAGTATATAGGCGGGGAGCCCCAGCCAAAAGAAGGACCAAAGCCTACTTTGCCGCTGAGAGAATCTAGATAGAGAATATTTAGTTCCGCAGGGCCAGAGCCTTGTACGTTCACGTCGACATTGGTGTTGTCTGTCGCACGTTTTACGAACTGAACAGAGCAGTTGTTTTCAGTGCCACCGTAAGAAGCGAGATAGGCTTTAAAATCCCCACCGTTGCCTGTAGTCGTGTTTGGCCAGCCGAAGCCGTACTTGCACTTGCGTTGTGGTAAAATGCCGCCTCCTGCCCACCATCCGGCTACACCTGTGATTGGATCGACAGGGAGTGGGACGGAGGCAGAGGTTTGACCGGCTCCACCGGCAAGCATGACACCACCGGTGATGTTGATTTCACCAGGAGCGTAGAGTTCAGAGTTGGCGTCAGTCCAGACAGAGTAGAGAGGACCGGCCCCTGTAGTAAGTTCGCCGAGGAGTTGAATGGACTGCCGCTCGATGACAGCACCGTTAGTGAGTTTTACGGTGTACATCGGGCCTGTCCCGTTGCCATTCACACGAAGGTGGATAGAGTCGCCGAACATCAGGATGCTGTTAGAGCCCGAGCCGTCAGCCATGAGGCATCCAGTGTTCGGATTGATCAAACTACAGTGCCAGTCCTCAATGGTGTTATACGCAAATGAATTGGTGCCACCTGTGTTGATCATGCGCAAGTGTTCAGTGCAGTCGAACGTATCCATAACACGCACGGTTGTCTGTTCAGTGAACTGCGGTGAGGTTGCAGAATTCTCCCAGGTCATGCAAGTACTTGTAGATCCGTTGAAACCGCGGATGGTTAGGTTTTCGTACTTCATCCCGAGGCGCGACTCTTGCCAGATACCAGTGGAAGAAGTAGGCGAGCCGTTGCCGTCCGTGACGCGGCAATTGCGCATGACTCCGGAGATGTAGGGAACGTCAGAGGCAAAGGGAGAAACGTACACAGCTTGCCCGGTCGCGGCCGTGTAGAGAATTGTTGAGCCCTGGCAGTCGAAGACCACCATGGACGCGGGGATAGTCACGTCACGGCTTGTAGCGACAGCGCAGATCTTCCCTGGAGGAAGCTTGACTGTACCTCCTGTCATGGGAAGAGCTGCGAGCGCCGCGGCGATCACTGGACCGTCATTAGTCACCCCATCACATACTGCGTTGACTACAGTAGGATCGCAAATGTTGGAGAGTCGAAGATTGTGCGTTCCATCTCCATTGATCGTATTCGGGCTCGTCACGCAGCCGAAGGTATCGGTAGTCCATAAACGATAAGACAGATTTGCTCCACCCATAGAATCAGGCGGACGAAAGCCAAAGAAATGCGCCGGATTCTGTTTGTCGCGAAGCTGTATCTCACCGGTTGTAGTCCTGGTGCTATCTGGAATGATCGTCAAAAGATGCTGCTGCGATTGTCCAAGAAGGACAGAGCTGAGTAAGACAAAGATTGCTGTTTTCATCTAAGTAATCGAACCTCCAGTGCGCCAAGCGTCAATTCCCCAAAGAGTGCCGTGATATTCAAACAGAGCTGTCGAGCGTGTACTTAAATCCGCGGCAATCGGAGCCTCATTTTCATCGTTGGTATCAGCCGTGAATCCAGGTGTGCCAGTCGTGAATACGCAGCGTTGGCGCCCACCGGTTGCGTCCTGGTCGATGTAGAGAGTAAAGTCGATACCTGCTGTGATGACTCCACCGGTCCAAATTGGAGCGTCGACAGTGATCAGACTTCCGTCCAGGACAATGCGTTGATTCAAGCCATTGGCTAAATCGATGACTGCATGCCCGGCCACAATGATGATGTCGTAATAGCCGCGGTTAATTCCCGCCCCTTCTTTGCCGAAGCTATAGAGCATGCGCGTCGGAGCAAATTCTTCCGCGGATTCTACATCATCCATGTCGACTGTAAATCCGCCGACTAAGAAAGCCGCGCCTGCTTGATTCTTGATTGGAACTGAGATAGAAGTGTTCGCACTGATATCAGCGTTCTGGAAATCTGCGCTGTCGATCGGCGATGACCAAGCGTTGACTACAACAACAACAATGGATGTGGCGTCGAGAGGAAGAGGCTGGTCGAGGACGTAGCTGATATTCGTGTCTACATCTACGATCTTTGCTGAGAGCCCGCGCGAGAGACCGCGGATGCACATGACGACATTGCCGATACGATTCGGGTCGTGGATCGTCTCGCCGGAGTGAGGCGGAGTGTTAGTTGCGTTCAAAAGACCGAAGTCAGAAAACGCGTACTGGTTACTAGAGTTGTCATAACCAGAGAAGCAGACAACGATGACATCGCCGACAAGAAGCGGAAAAACGCCGGCTGTTGGATCACGATTGAGTGTAAGTTTTCCTGTCGCGGGATTAAAGGCCGTACAGTTCGCGTGAAAGTAAGGAGCTTCTCCGTTGTTGCGCCCAATGCAAGCGATTTGACGACCGGCCCAGCTATCGGTAGAGGAGATGTCGACGAGCTGTGAACAAGTGATGGAGGTGGAATCGAGAGCGTCGATTGGAGCACCGGCGACGCCACCGTGGATGAGATCGCGGGTTTTGATCCGGATCTTTTTCGTGCGCGTGTTCGGGACCGCATAGGTGGAGCGGACGAAAGGACCATCGACTACAAAGCTCGTAGCAGGTAGAACAACAGGTTGCTGAAAGCAGATCAATTGATCGATGTCAGAGATGAAGATAGCTCCAGCCGTAGGTGTTGGACCACCAGTCGTTGACCAAGTAATTCCAAAGACAGTAAATACATTTGTATTTGTACCGGCCGGGATTTGTACGATCAGGATCTTAGACGCACCCGAGAGGCTGAAATCAAATCCGGCAGCAAATTGGACGCGAAGAGTGATGCCGCCTTTAATAAACCCGCCTGTTGTAGCCTGTGTAACCTTTACGCCAGTGATGTCGGGAGCCCCGGAGTCTTGAAACGGAGAGGTGACGGGGAGACTACCGGAGACAATGACTTCAGAATTAACAGTGCCGCCAAAGACTGTGTAGTCTTGCTTTAAGCTGAACGTACGTTCATTGGCAAACAATACGTCAGTCGGATCTGCGACAACAGCATTGGGAGCCCACGCTGGATTAGAGCTAGGCGGATGGTAGAGGATCGGCAATGGAGCTGGTTTAACGCTAGTAGGCTTCGGTCCTTTATCCAAGTCGTACATGGAATCGGTGACGGAGCGAAGGATGAAAGAGATGGAATAGTCTTTGTACAATGCCCAGTTGCGAATCCGGAAGTTCCAGGTGTGATCTGGATATGAAGAGGCTCCGACAGCACCTGGGTAGGTAGGAACATCTGGATGAGTGATAGAAACAACTTGCCCAACATACGTCTCAAGCGAGAGGATCGTCGATTTAAAGACTGCATCTCTTGCTCCGTCCCATTCGATGTAAGGATTGAGAAGATCCGGACGCAGGATGCCGCCGATCTCCTCACGCACACGAGTAGCAGCAACGCGTAGAGCCTGGGACATGTTGCACATGCCGACAGAGCGCATGTCAGTTTGAAGCGCTGCGTTATTGCGGCCGAAGTAAAGCGCATGGTCTTTGTCCGTGTACTCGGCCTGATCATTCTGATATTGCAGAGCACGATTGGCAAAGAGCAAGCGGATGGACTCAAAAGACGCTTCGATGGGAGTGCAGGAGAAGGACTGAAAGAGCATGTTGGCCAGTGTGAAAGCAGAGGTAGCTGCTGCATTCTCACGGATGGATAACCGCAGCCGGCCGAATTCAAAAGAGAAGATACCGAGAGCACAAGAAATGATTTCAGCAAGCCAGTCACGAAATGGTTTGGACTCAGACAAAGCACCATTGAATACAAATTGAGTTTCAGTTCCTCCACCGAGTAGAGCAGGGACGACAAGATCCGCGATCTCTGCACAGCCGCTGCCATCACCGACAAAAAGCGATTCGGGAATGTAGTACTGTGTCTGCACACTCGGATCTGTGTTGAAGACACCAAGAGCACGCAGGAGACAGGAGACCGCGACCCAGAAGGGATTAGTGAGACCGGGGGTGAGAGTTCCGGAAGCTGAAGAGATTCCTGTGAGCCCACGCGAGATAGGGATGGTCATCGAGTGGGCATCAGTGTTTGTTGGAAGTATGCCAGCGCCGGAAGATTTGGCATAACGCATTTCAACAAACGCTGTCCCGGCCGCGAAGGGAAGAATGTCGTGAGCTTGACTAGTATTGATATTTCCGAAGACAGGATCGGGAACATCCCAGTGCTGCGGAGTCCCCTGGCCGAGCGAGAAGAAGTCAAAGGTTTTTGATGCCGGGTCAGCGCCGAGTACTTCACGTAAACCTAATTCTGGATGAAAACCTGTGACGTTGAGTTGACTATCGACGTTGAACCCTTGAGGTGTAAAGCCGTCAGCAAGCGGAGAGACTACAATCTTGTACCCGTCTGCAGTAGTCTGCACAGACATGCCTGTGTAAGCGCCGAGTGGACCGGCTCCAACGATACCAAGGATGTCTTCAAAGTCCGATTCTTCTCTGACGGCCGCTATGATTGTATTCGCTACAAAGGCTTGCTTAGGATCGCCATTGTCATTGCACCAGATCTCAGGCAGAACCTTGCCCCACATGGAGTCGGCGATGATCGAAGTGGCAGTGACAGTATCGCGGAGGAAGCCGCCGATGATCCCAGTGCCGTTGTCTTTGATGGACGCAGACTGCGGGAATGCCGGGTGTCCACCAAAGAACGGGGACATACCATGAGCAAGACAACCGTTGGGGGTGTTGAAAAAGTAATCACAAGAATGCGGATCGCCGCCGAGCGCGACAAGAGCGGCTCCGGATGCGCCTTGTGTATCGAAGGGACAAAGCGGTGCTACGTTGAACTTCTTGTAGCACTGATGTGAGATCTTCTGTTGAGGGTAAGCGAGCGTGATTGGATAGAGACCATCTGAACAGATGATCTTGAACTTGGAGCTGGCGTCGAGTTGCCATTTTTGAATAAAGCCGCGCCAGAGATCCAGTCTAATCGCAGTGTTGACATGAAATAAAGAAAATTGCACATCCGCGTATTGAAGGCCGGTGTCCTGGACGAAGAGCGACATCGCGCGATCTGCATTGCCAAGTGTAAATTGAACATTGTCCGCTCGGCCGGAGATGTCCTGAGACATGATTAGATCACTGCCTGGCTCTCCAATAGAGAGAACACGAGGGAGATAGAGTTGATCACCGATCTTACAACGACGGTCGGAGAGGTAAAGAGGTAGGACAGCCGGGTCGCGAACTTGAATACGAAAGAGCGGGATGATCGTCTGCACTTCCGAGAGCAGAGCTGTGGCGAGAGAGGACCGTGGGAAGCGAGTGTCTACACCGTTGAGCGGATAAGTAGGCGGAGATGTTGGATCGATGATCTCCAGAAACGTCATCCCCGTTTGAGTCATTGTGGCGAGATCGGTTAAAGACAAAGGATTGAGATCGTGGATGACTGTAAAAGGTGTAGTCGTAGTTGGGTCGATGTCTGGAGCGTTGTAAGTGAATGAGGAAAGCGATCCGGAGGTGAGATTGTAGAAGTCTGTGAGTTGCTTCCGTTCTGCACGTGATAAAGCCGCACGGACAAAGGTGAAGCGGCGAAGACCAGAACCGGTAGAGAAGACTTGTTTCTGAAGCGTCGCGCCAGAGCCGAATTCATGTGTGATTGTTTTCCAATCACGAGACATGGAATAGCCAAAGTCCGTGGCAACAGACAACGGCCACGTGGCGCCAGATGGAGTGGGAGTCGGGATAGTAATGCGACCAAGAGTGTCTGACATGGATTAGTGATCACGAAAAGCAAGGTAAGTCAGGAAAGTTGCGACGGCCAGAGCGAGAAGTAGAATCGCCCAATCCGGAAGACTCCGTGTAATTCGTACGATGACTCTCATCTAAGTTGTCTCCTCTAGGGTGATGCCTGGAATATCGCAACGGCCGAGGTTTACAATGATTTTCCAATCTCCCTTAAAGCGCACAACAACACGTCCTGTGGTACTGATACCGGTTGGGTCGTAGTTAGAGCCAATTTGAGTACCTGGGAGAGCACCATACGGATCATAGAAGTAGAAAGGGACGAGACCGCCAAAGACAGATTCAAAAAAGTCAAGGAAAGTAACAGCGTCACTATAGCCAAGTCGTCTCGACATGTACCACGTACGCGCCGGCCGCGGAGGATTTACACCGTCGACGATGAGACTACGCTCGATTGTGCCGTCGTTGTAGATTGCCGAGAGGATCGGAAATTGAGAGGTTAGAGAGAAAGCTGTGGCTAGACCGGCTGGCATGACTAACGATGGGGCGGCGAGTTGAAGAGAGCCGGGCATAGTGTAGTTTTGGTTAGCTCGCAATCGATCCGGGTTGGCTCAGTGCCAGAGCTGCATCGACTCTCCCTTGACTTCCTCTCCAAGCCGCGGCTTGCGCCTGCGCGACGTAGGACGGTGTGATGACTTGCCCCTGCATGAACGGCGAGATCCCATCTCCATCCACGTTCAGCGACAGAGAGATATTTCCACCTCCGCCACCAGGGGACGGGAAAGTCCCGACGCCAGCGGTCCCACCGTAGACGGGGAGGTTGGAGCTGTACGCATACTGATTGCCGTAGAGCGATGTTGTTTGTTGAAACAGCCGCCCACCGGATTCTACAAGTCCGCCTCCATGTGGAGTATCCGCGCCTTGCGGGAAGTTGCGCGACTGTCCAGTCCCGGCCGCGTAGAGCCCGAGCATCTGGCGTACTTCAGGGGAGCGGACGGCGAGAGAGACGTGAGAAGCGTAGGACTGCTGCGAGATCGCGACAATCTGATCAGCCATGGCAGTGTTGATTGTGATTCCGTACTGAGATTTCACAAGCCGCTTGGCTTCATTACGCGGAGACTCGACGCCAGCGATCTGCTCACCAAAACCAATGCCAGCGCCTACAGCCGCGCCAATAGGACCGGCAATGAGATAGCCACCGGCTGCACCTTGGAGAGTACCGGCGAATGTTCCACGTTGATTACCGAGTAATCCGTGCTCGGCCAAAGCGATACCAATCCCTCCAGCGATTCCTCCGAAGGGAGTGTTGGCAAGTGGAGCTTTAGACAGAGATCCAATAGAGAAACCTTGTCCCTCATCCACACCGGGTGTGTTGTCATCGATTCCTGGAGTACCGCCTTTATCACCACGGCCGAAAAGGTCGCCGATGTGAAAGCCGGAGTAGGAAGATTTGTTGAAGAGACTGCCGATGCCTTTGATGAAGCCACCGAAACCTCCGCCTCCTTGAGTCCCACCTCCACCTCCACCTCCGCGGAAGATGCCGCCGAGGATGCCGCCAATCCCTCCACCTCCGCCGCCTCCAGACGTAGACCCTCCACCCGAGAATCCGCCAAAGCCGCTGTTGAGTCCGCCGCTCCCACTGTTCACAAATCCTGGAGTTCCACCAGGACCAAGGAAGGAAGGAAGGCCAAGAGGGCTAGCCCCGAAGTCTCCACTGCCTCCAGAGAACCCAGAAGTCCCGCCTAGACTGCCCCCAGGACCTACAGGGAAGGGGGAGAAGCCGCCTCCGCCGCCCGAGAACCCACCACCACCCCCTCCACCCCCTGCGATAGCTCCTGCGGCGTTTGTAAGCGCGGAAGCCGCATAGGTTAGAGCAGAGGCTGCTGGGATGAGTGGGGCGCCAATGCCGGTCGAGCCTCCAGAGATCCCGCGAAGAGCCCCATTGATCCCACCGTTGCCGCCTGCACCAAAGATGACGGGTTGCAGGAAAGTAGAGATGTGCTCACTGATCCCTTCTGTGATCGGCTTGAGTGCCGCAGTCTTCACAGTGCCGAGCAGATCCTTACCGAAATTGCCGGGCTTAGTGAAAAGGGTAGTTACTAGCGTATTGACCTGCCCCTTGATTTCTTCTGTCTGCTGCTTGACGATCTCCAGACGTTTGATGTCATATTCATCCTGCGCCTGGTTGCGTTCTAGTGCGAGAGTGTTAAGACGACGAGCGTTGGCGATGTCGCGCTCATTGCCTTCGTCAAGAAGATTGATCCGACGTTGCTCGATTTGATCAAGTTGTTGGGCGAGCTGGAGACGGATTTGGTATGCGTTGGTGGCTTGCGCAACAGGATTGCCAGAGTTAGAGAGAGAAGAGATTTGACCAGCGCGGCCGAAGCGGCGTTCTGTTTCAGACTTCGCTCCACCAAGGTTAATGTCCAGGATCTCGTCCTGCGCACGAAAGCGCTTTTGGTTCTCTTCAAAGAAGAGCTTCTCAGCAGCGCCGATGGGTCCGCGGGCTCGACGCTCACCAGTACCTTCGGCTTGATAGTTGTTCAGTAGCTCACGCTGAATCTGCTTATCTTCCGCATCCTTGCGATTTACTTCAGCGATGCGAAGCGCAAAACCAGCAGCCTCCTGGCCGTAGAGCTTTTGGAAAACAGCCCGTCCTCCAGGTTGAGCAAGGACACCATTGTTCGTGTTCTCACGCAGAAGGTTGCGCAGAGCGATGTCTTCTTCTCCGCGGATCTTTCCAGCTTCACCTAAGTTTTGATACTTCGTGCGCGTATCGTTGTCGGCAACTTGATCGCGAAGATGTGCAACGTTCTGAAGATAATTCAGTCGCTCTTGTTCTTCTTTACCGAGACGTTTGACTAACTCTTCCTGGCGTTGGTATGCGGCGTTTGCTTTATTGACCGCTTTCTCTTGCTCCTGAACAACAGAGAGGAGAGTTCCGTTTGCTGCAGAGCGCTCAAGTAGGACTCGCTTTTCATCCAGGTCCTGTTTGCGTACAGAAAGTTCACGCTCCGCTCCTTCACGCGTGCCGGAGCCGAAGTTAGAAAGGAACCGCTTGGCTTCATCCGATCCTTGTGTGCCGAAGATCAAATCAGCATTGCGACGAGTTTGTAAAATACCGCGGTTGAACAAACCTCGCGCGGCATCTCCACGGATGTCTGTGAAGGGGACGACGTTTGAGAAGTCACCGCGGGACCGGGCGAGAAGATCTTCTTTACTTGCCTGTCCGATGTCGAGTGGCGTCTCGCCGGCAGTGATAGCTGAACCAGCTTGAACTACTTTAAGAAAGACAGTGGCAGTGATGTCTTTGAAGCTGTTCTTAAACTGCTCCCAGCGCGCGTCTACGTCCGCGATCTGCTGTTTGTAGCTCGCCCATTTGTCAATGTCATCTTGCTTTGGAGCTGGAAGACCGTGAGCGTCGAAGTAGACAGTGTTTGCTTGAAGTTCTTTGAGGAACGGGATTGCTTCTACACCTGCACGCTGGAAGAGATCGCGAGCGTCTTGCGCGAGCTTCGTACCAGGATTGAGGTGAGAGAACTTCTCAGAGATCTCCTGTAAGAGTTGTGCGGTCGGACGGACCTTGCCGTTTAGGTCGGTGACTGAGACTCCAAGATCCTGAAGAGTCTTCCGTCCCTTCTGCCCGGCCGGGGAAAGGTCTTCGGTTGCTTCGGTAAGTCCGCGCATCAGGCGCGCGACGATTGACACATCCTGGCCGACTGCTTTAGCTGCGAAGGAGAACTGCGCGGTCTCGCGGGCAGTAAGGCCGGTTTGAAGCTGCAGGTCCTTGAATTCAGTTCCGTAGTCAGCAAGAGAACGGACTGCAGAGGCGCCGGCCGCGGCGAGCCCTACAAAGCCAGCAGTGATGCCTCCGATAATCAAGGACGCTCCACCGAGCCGGGTGAGAATGTTCACACCTTCCGCCGCGGCGTTGGTTGTACGGCCTTCAGCAAGATCCTTAGCCGCGAAGATACCGAAGCGGGTGATGCCAGATCCACCATGACCAGAGCCTTGCTGTTGCTGCTGACGTTCAGCTTCAATCAACTTCTTGGTAGATGCAGTGACAAGATCAATGGCTTTCTGGTTCTGACCGAGCTGGCGAATAACTGCGTCACGCCGGGCGATGATTCGATCCTCCGCACTCTTCCCTGCTTGATCCGCTTGCAAGGCATAAGATTTGGCGAGACGGTTCTGCGCTTGCAACTGCCGATCCGTGATAGTGATGAGATTCTTGTAAAGATTCTCAGTTGCGACTAGCGACGCGTCTAGCTCCTCACCTGCAGCCACACCAGACTTCGCCATGGCTTTATGCGCGTCTTGAATCTGACGAATGGCTGCAAGCGCGGATTTAGGATCGATGTTGTAGCTAAGATCGTTTGAGCTAGAGCCGCCAGCCATAGTAAATATCCTTTAGCCAAAGGGCGGCAGGAAGGGTTAGTAGCTGCCGCCCTCGTCTCTGGCAGAAAGCGAGTCCGGAGGGTGCTCGCTCTCCCGTCTGCGTACTAGGATACCAATTGAGTAAGAACTACGCTCGGATTACGCTCGCTTTAAAAAGCGCTGCCAATCCTGTTGATTACCACCGAGGACAATCACGCGGCTAGACTTGGTCTGTTGCAGCGTTGCGCGAAGGGCGGCATGAAGAGTCTCAGTGTCCTTTGGGGAGTCGGCAAGCATCTCTTCTCTGCGCCGGTTGATCGTCGCTTCATCGTTCGCCCGCGCATTAGTAAAGCCGATTGTCACGTGATCCTGGTCCGCAACTTTCACTTTGAAACTCCCCATCATCGCACCCGACCAGCGCCAGTCTCGAATAGGCGCTCGATTACGAAGAAGTTTACGGCGAGCGTATTTGTCGATGAGAGCTTTTGCTTTAGAGTCCTGGGAGTTAATCCCTCGTGCGATCCGGTCGGACTTTGTGTCGACCATGACTTGACCAAGCGTCTTCATTTGCTCAGAGGAGAGCGGAGAGAGCGTGAATTTAAGATCTCGGACGTTGGTCTCGAAGCGCTTGCCCATGAGTCCATTCTAACGTTTTGCGCGTTCACTAGCTTCTCTCATCCTTCTCTCCATCTCGGCCTTCTTCCGCTTTGCTTCCGCATCTTCCATCATCCAATTCGAACGTTCAGAGTCAAGTGTATTCAGAGCCCGGTGCTCTTCCATCGTGATCTCATCAAGCCCTAGATGATAACGCTTAATCAATACGTCTAATTCAAGGACGCGAGTCAACAGACGGCCAGCGCGAGAGAAATTCCAGTGATGTCGCATGAGTGGCGTGGGACAGGCATCACAAGGGAGGATCTTAGAGTTGGTTGAATCACACACCGGACAGTTTTGTAACGTCTCCGGATCGTCGAATGTCCATTCTTTACCACAGTCGTTACAGGCCGCGTTTCGCGAGCTGATACACCCCAGCGGACCTTTCTCGCCGCCGCGGCAAAGAACGGATTCACGCAACAGCCGGTGAAGGAGGAGACGGAACGTTACCGGCTCCGGCCATTCATCCGGCGCGATTAGTTTGGGTCGGTAGCGTCCTGCTCTTCAAGCCCAAGCTTGTACATGAGCGAGTTGATCACTGTGCGTTTGTGGTGGATCGGGACAGCAGTGCCAGGGGCGTATCCTGCGGAGGACTGGATGATGGCATCGAAGAGTTCCGCGGGGACCTGGACTGGATAGCGCTGTTCCTGCATGCCATCGGGGAGATCGACGGGAGACATAATGAACTTACGATAGCGCTCGGCTTCAGAGGCTTTCGGCATGCGGAGAGTGTGGACGATGGGGATACGCTCTCCATTGTCGTCTTTGTCATCGAGTGGAGTGGCCAGGGTGACGACGAAGAGATCACCGTCATGGAGACAAGAGAGCATGCGGTGGAAGCTGATCTCACCCAGCGCCTTGCGCATTTCCGCTTCGTCAAACTCTTCCCCATTATCGAGACGAAGTAGTTTGAAGAGCGTCGCTTCAGCCCGGACGTTGTTCTTATCCTCTGACACCGACTTCCCGCGGCCGAGAGTCTTGACAATCGTGCGCTGCGAGTTCAGGAACGGAATGATCTCTTCACTCGTCGGCAAACGCAGGAAAGCTATTTTCTTCGGATACTTGATGGAGACAGGAAATGCCTCAATCTCCTTACCGTCTTCTGTCTTTACTTTTGGAAGCTGACCGTACATGTGTTGATTTTCCCCTTAGTGTTATACAAACTTACCGCCGAGTCACTACAGGGAGAGGATAACACAGTAAGCCTAGAGACAAAAAGAGCAGGTGGCTTTTTAGTTCCACCTGCTGTTTAAGGTTCCCAAGTGCGAAAGGCTCACAAGAAATACAAGCAGACTTAAGTATACCAGAATTGAAAGCTGGCTAATCTAGTTACTAGCCATCGAGCGAATCTTGAGATTCACGATACCTGCGTTTGTCACGTAGGCTGTCGTCACGTCGCCGGCAAAGGGACAGCGAGCGATTGCATCAGTGGCGAGAGTCCAGATCAAGACTTGATTGGCGACGAGGGCAATGGTGTCCTGCGGAGCACTGCCGCTAGGATTGTTAGTGAAGATTGTGCAAGGACCGTCAGCAGAGATGACGATGCTCTTCAGCTTTGAATGCGTAAAGGCCAGTTGAATCTGAGTGTTCGCGCCGACAGCAACCTGCTTGTCCAGGTTGTGCGCCACCTCAGAGGTGATTGTTTCGTTAAAGGAGAGACCCGAAGCGCTCTCGTCCTTGTACGTCCTGGTCACTGTGTGCGTCGGCATGACTCAATTCTCCTTATTGACTAATGGATTACTGGCAGATGTCGGTGAGATCGTTCTTACTGGTGAACGTCAAGATCGTACTGTCGGAAGTCTTGAACTGGATGGCTGCATTGACAGAGACTGCGACAAGCCCTTCTTCGCTCGTGCGGTCAACAGAAGCCAGAGAGACCTGAGACAGATCCCATTGAACGAAGTGCGTTGCGTCCTTCTGCAGTTTCAGCGACGCTGTGCCGGGCGTCTGTGCGATCAAAGCGGCCAGTTCAGGGCTGGTTGCTTTCAGAAAAGCTGTGATCTGCAGAGAAGGGACACGAGGACCGAAGAAGATTGTGCTTCCTACAGCCGCGCCGTCCTGCACACCGGAGCCAGGTCTGTACATCAGACGTTCGAGCAGGTTGTTCTTCCACGAGATTGTACCGGAGAGGATGGAAGAGTCGGCGACGTAATCATGGCCGAGGAGCGAGAGGGAGAGAGTGGCCGATAGAAGTTCGTTCTCAGCCAGTGCCGCGGGAAGAGAGACACCGGATGGGAAGACGTGGCGTCCGGTACCGAGCAGGGTGACTGAGGTGGTCGAGTCGTTGCGGGTTGGACCAAAGGAGAAGGTGGTCGAGACTTCCTCTACCTGCACGCCGATCAGCGCTTCGTCAACCGCCATCCCTCCACCTTCCGCGAGCTGCGCGACGAAGGAGGTGTAAGGGAGTTCGAGCGAGACGCCAGGGTCCTGAGGGACGGCGGTGTAGAGAGACGAGGCGAGCCCCACGTTGCCGAGCGCATAGCACCATGCCAGTGCGGTGAATTCGGCCGTGGTCACCTTCTGAAACCGGTGCTGGAAAGCCCAGTTATCCAGATAGACCTTGGAGATGAATTCATTCCCTTTACCGATCTCATTCGCATCGGTCTCGGTGACAAGCCGGATGGTATCGACTTCCTGCGAGAGCTGACGGAATCGCTTAATCCCGGTAGAGATGGTATGGGAGTCGACTTGTTTCGCCGACCCGATTCCGAATGCGTACGCTTGTACTCTGTTAGGCATGGAAGTGATTTCTCCTTAGCAAACAACTAATCAACTGTAGCAGATAGTAAGAACGTTTACGAGTCCCCTTGTTCGGGAATGGACACGAGAATTTTGAAGTAGTCCTGCTCTTGACTATCTGTCTGCCCCTGGATCGTAGGAGTATCACAAGGGAGAAGTTCAGGGAGTAAAGAAGCTGTACGAAAGTTTTGGTTAAATGCACTTGGAACAGTCAATGGGTTATTCATGAGCATCCAAGCAATGTGCAAAGGCGAGGAGTGAGTTTGTGCTACGTTCCCGCCTTCTGCTGCATTGTTAGGACGAATGAAGATCTCCAGTCGATGCTTCCAGCGGCCGTAACCAGAGATAGAGCCTTCAAGAAGATCGAGATATGCAACCATCACTGTACCAGCCGGCTGCTGTTCTATCGCGCGGGTAAGGGAGTTGTCGACACCGTAGAGATACTGATGGGCATAGATATTGTTCACGTCGCCACCAACTTCACGCACTACATCATTGATTGACTGTAGAGAAGTGATGACAGAGGCAAGGACAAGATCTGGATCAAGCATGGGAGTCTACTTAATCCCTCCAGATTGGAACAGGGACTGTCTGTCCGCGGAGTTTATGAGCGCAGTCCATGAGGAATTGGATCTGCCCGTCCTTTACGTAAATGTGACAGATACGTGCCGGGTCGTCCTTAAAGCAGACGAGTGAAGGCAGGAATGTAGGTTTGGTTAACGACCCATTCCAGGTCCATTGTGGACGTTGTGCCGCGTCTCCGCCGACATGATAGGGATGATCAAAGCCGCAGCCGGGACAGTGGAAGACAAAGATCCTCTGCCCTCCATGCTTCGGATATTCGTGTATTACATCCTCTGCGCTTGTCTTCTGTTCTATTACTGGTTCCATGGCAGATTCCTTGTCTTCAACTTCATCCATCCTCCGCCGACCTGATCCGCCACCACCTCATTCACGTCGTAATCTACTCCATTGAGAGTAGCTGTGTCGCCTTTGCGCGGGCGCCGAGATAAGGCAAGGAATGTAGAAGAAGCAATCCACAAGTGCAAAAGAGCAGACCCAGGATTTGACCCAGGTACATAATCGTCTTGAAATTGCGGGTCAGATTGAGTGGCAATGACATTGAAGTCGGCTCCATTAGGACGCGGGTGGATGATGATGGAGAAGTCCGAAACAGCGGATTCAATGGCCGCATCCGCATCCTGAAATAATTGTGCGAAGTTGGATAGAGCCATGGTGTAGCTGCACTCGCGGCTGGTTACTAGCCGCGCAGATTAGTGGACTCCGTACATCGAGCCGTTGACGAGAGCGGAAGCGTCAACAGACCATTTCATGCCATTGCGGAAACGGGTTTGGTTCAAAGGGATCACCCAGGTTGTTTTCGCTGCTATAGGTGAAGCGGAGAAGAGCGCGAAAGGCGTCGGGCTCTGCATGTCCTGGATGGTAAGGTTGTGAGAAACAGTATCTGTGTTGGAGATGACCAGGACGATGATATCCACGTCTGTGTTTGTCGTGCCGCCTTCAAGGACAGTCGCGAAGCCAAGTGAGGTTGGGATCGTCTGCATCGTCACGTGCATAGGACGGCCGGAGGTAGCAGCATGAACGGAGAGAGGCGGATTGGATATGGGGAGCACGAAGACAAACAGGGCGCTCAATAAAAGCAGGCCGAAGGCACCTAAATAACGTTTGAAAGTCATGCTCTCCATTCTCCTCTACCTTCTTAAATTACTGCGCACGCTAATTCGTGCATTCCATAAAATACACTTCGATCTCCAGAACGCCGGCAGTCAGAGCGGCGACAGCGACAGTGCAGGTGATCTTACCTGCGGCTGTCATCTTGAACGCAGAGCCCGCAGTAAAGACCGGGATGAGTGGAAGGATGGCATTGAGCGAGTAGGTCGCAACCGCGGTAGCTGCCTTAAGGGAAGCCGCGGAGGACCCGGCGCTTGTGCCGATGGCAATTGTTGCCGTAGCTCCAGCTAGAGCTGTCGTAGGGATGGCGAGACCACCAAAGACAATAGCATTGGCTGGGATCACTGCATTACGTACAGGAGTGATCAGACCAATAACTCCGCCGTCTGCGGCAAAGTTATAGATGGCCTTTGCCTTACGCATAAGACCGACGCCTTCCTGTGAAGCCTTCTGGAAGCGGGTGGCGTTTGCGCCTTGCAGTCCGAAGAATGGGGCGATGATGGGAGAGCCGGGACGAGTGATTGCCATAGGGTGCTATAGCTCCTTTGTTTACGGTCTTAAAAAAGACTCTATATCTACTTCTTATTTTGGCGCTTCGGCTTATAGCCAGAGGAGCTAACAGGTTCTGGGACTACGGGCTTCTTAACTACTTGCGTGGCGCTACTTGCTACATCGGTCATCGGCTCAATATGCCGCTGTTCGTACAGCAATTTCAATCGGCGTGGCGGAAGAGATTCCATTGGGAGTACTGATCCCGCAGGCAACATCACCCCCTCTCGGAGCAGCGGCCGGGCGGTCCGGAATTGCGGGACTCCCGCGGCTACTACGTCCTTAAACTTTGCTCTCTTTTGCAGCACGTTTCCCCTTCTTCTTGCCGTTCTCGGTCCCGTTCTCAGACAATGCACTGATGCTATCGCCGATGCCAGTGAGACGCGCGTGACGCATGGCAATGGCCATGGAGTTGGAGACTCCAGACATCCGCGCTCGCCGCGGAGCAGCAATCCTACGCGCTTCTGCCGCCGCCGCAGCCTGAAGACTTTCTTCCTTCGCCAGATGCTCGATGTGAAGATGCAGAGAATGTTGTGTCTCTGCAATCACCGTTAGCTCTGCAGGACCAAGGGACCGGTGCTGACAAAAGATGTAATGATCCAGCGAGGCTAGAAGCACGCGAGACTTTTCAAGATCCGTCATAACCGATCCCCTTCCAAATGATTCAACCAACCTTCACCGAAAGCGCTCTAAGATTTAGCTGACTGCGCCGGAGATGAACGCGCCCATTTCCTTCGCGGTCTGCTGATAGATGTAGGCCAACTCCATCTCGACGCGAGTGGACTCGTTCTCGTCGATGTAGAAGCTCTTCATGCGGCCACCGAGAGCAGAAGCACCCAGATAGCCGTTCCAGGAGTAGCAGAAGCCAGAGCCGGGGATGCCGAGCCCTGCGGACTGCGGCGTGTAGACCAACAGCACATGCTTGCCGCCGATGAACGCATTGGTCTCGGTAGCGTTGATCGAGGTGCCACCCGAGTCCGGACCAACACCCTCTTCGCCGTTGTTGACGATGCCATCCATGACCAGCACTTCTTCGAGTTCGAAGAGCTGAGCCATGGCGCGTTTCGCCACCTGTGCAGGCGCGTCGTTGGTGCCACCGAACTTGATGCGCTCAATGAAGTCCGGATGATCACAGAGTTTGTCGAAGACCTGGCGACCGAGAACCATCTTGTTCGGACGCATCAGGCCAGCGAGCTGCACGCGATTCTTGAGATCGCGGATGTCGGCGATGGGAGTGGACCCGGTGTAGTCATCCCATTGCTGAACAGAAGTACCTGCGGTCGCGCCGGAGGTAACGCCAGTGATGTCGGTCGTCCACAGGCCGGAGTTGAAGAAGGCCGTCGCCCACGACTGCTCCTTGTTGATCATGGCCTGCTGGGTCAGATACTTCGTGGCGTCGGCGTCCAAGTTGAACGGGAAGTCGGCGTTGGCACGAGTCTGATCGTCGATGTCACGATGCAATGCCCACACGTCGGCGGTGTAGGTGCTGTTGGACACCCGATACCCGGAACCTGCCGACTGCGCCCCGGCTGCACGCTTGCGGAAACCGTTGCGGTTGAAGTCTGCACGCGAATAGATCGCGTACAGGTCCGATTGTTTGCTGACTGGAATGACGGGGAAGACTCGATCCGCGACGAACGAAGCCTCCTCCTGCATCCAAGCAAGGCTGAGATTGGTGAGGAATCCGTTTACGTGTACATCACCCTGTGTTGGCTGACCCATCGAGTTTCTCCTTCAAAAAGTTATTGACAAATTCACTGCAACTGGACTACACTCCTTGGTGAGAGGAGTGCAGCCAGATCAAACGAACCTTAGACCCGAACCCCATTGGCCGGAAGCAGTTCAACCGCGGCCAGGACATCCGCGCCTTGCGACGTGATGGTCTGCCGAGCGATGGCCACCGCGATACCCGCGGCCAGAATCTGAAGCTTGCCGCCTATTGCCACTTCGAGCTGCGTCACTCCATCGGTGATCGCATTGCCGGAGGCAAGGACAGCCTTGGTGATGCCGGCGACGGCAATCGTCCCCGCCTGTCCGCTCTTCGGATTGTTCTGTAAGATGCCGTCAATGGCCTTCGCGGCATTGGCAACGGTCTTGTTGTTGATTGCGAAGTACTGCTTCGCCGACAGATCGGAACTGGCCACGATTGTCCGGGTATTAAAAGTCAGATTCTCTTCAAATGGCGGCATGACAGGACTCCTTCAAAACTTGAATTCGACTACAAACTAATAACTAGCCCAAGCGAATCAGGCAGGAGCGGCGTAACTGGTTACGAGGCAGTGCCGCTCCATTTTGTACTTACGCCCGATGTCCACAAAGGCCGATAGCAGCGAGCCGCGGTCCGAGTTCGCTGAGATACTTGCGCTTGGAACCAGGGCTGGAAAGCGCCACGTCGCGGCTGTCTTCGTACTGCATGTACAGCCCGCGATTCTGGCGCATGACCTGCATGATCACGTCCGAACGCTTCATGTTCGGATTCTGAGAAGCCGCGAGTGTGACGGCCTGATTGAACGTCAGCAGCGGATCAGCGCCGGTTACGGCCGGGACTCCAAATTTCGGGTCGACGCCAGAGGCGAGGGCTTCCGCGCGAGAATCGCGAAGCTTCTTGCGCACGTCGGCGACGGGAGTGTTGGACTGCACGAAGCCGAGAAAGAGATTCTCCTGGCCAGCGATAGCGCAGAGTTCCCCGATGTCGTCAATCTCGGTGCGCGAGAGGATTGCAGGGGATGCGCCGGTTGCGGCCGGATTGGGAGCAGCAGCGGCCGGGATGATGGTCTGGTCGGGGGGCATAGGAGTCTCCTTTGGTTGTACAGCAGTTGTGGAAATTGGAAGCGGAGCAGCCGTAGAAGCGGGAGCCGCAGTGGAAATGAAATGAGTCGTGCCGTTAATCAGCACAGTGATGCCATCGGTGGATTGGGAAAGCAGCGTAGCTTGGGACTTCTTGCTGTCATTATCCCCGTCTCCATCCGTCATCGGCACTTTGCCGGTCCCGCCACAGGTCTCGCAGGTCTTATCATCGACCATTCCGGTGCCATGACAAGCAGAGCATGCTTTTTGGCTGGCTGCGAGAGGAGCAGGGGGAGTAGCAACAGGAGCAGCAACCGGAGCAGCTACAGGAAGAACGGCGACTGGGGCCGGGGTTGAAGTCGGGATTGCTGGCGTTTCGACTGTCGGTGGCATCGTTACCTCCTCTGCTGATACAGCATCGGACGTTGCCGCCGCACGTCTAAGAGGAATTGTAGCACCGTTGTCAAGTGGCTTGCGAGACATTTCTGCAAGAGCGTCTTCGAAGGTGCCTACTGCGTCGGCCAGAAGTGGGACCGCGGTGATGCCGTTGTAGATCCCGGCTTCGGTGTCCTTGATCTTTCCAAAGCTCTCTTTCCGGTTCTTTGCCACAAGGTTGACAAACATATCCCCCTGGCGATTGATCTCGGCCTGCAGGTCGGAGCGAGCGGAAGAGGAAAGAGCGGCGTGCTCGTTTCCTTCTGTCTTCTTAGCCCCGTACTTTACGTACTCGTACTTGAGCCCGGCGATTTTGTCGGCTCCGGATTGATCGCAATGAAGTGAGAAGACTCCGATACTGCCAACTGCACCGGTGATAGAGACGAAGATTTTGTCGCAGCAAGAGGCAATAGCGTAGGCCGCGGACGCTGCAAGGTGCTTAGCCACGGCGTAAAGAGGCTTCTGTCGTTTAGAAGTAGATAGTGTATTGCAAAGCTCGAATAATCCATGCGTCGAGCCTCCTGGGGAGTTGATCTTGAGCAAGATGCCGCGGACGGAAGCATCGTTCAAGGCTGAAGTAAAGGACTTCGCGATTCCGGAGTAGGAAGAGAAGCCGCAGAGCGCCGACATCCAACTCCCTTGGTCCATAAGTGCGCCATTGACCGGGATGACTGCAATACCATCTCCCTGGATGTCATAGGTGCGCGAGCTGGAAGAGGAAGATGGGGTATCTTCAAAATCGTCATCTTCATCGTCATCCCATGCCAGCGTAAACGCGCGTTTGGGATCGTCGGACTGCACCAGGAATGCGTTCAACGCAGTTGCATCGAACACCAGCCGCTCGCCTACTGCCTGAAGCATCGATTCGACTGCCGATTCCTCAATTGCCAGAGGAGTGTCGAAGATCAGGCCAGCGACGTTGGTGAGAGGAGCTTTCCGACCACTCATCCCCGCTTGTCTTTTTGTAAAGTTAGTCATCGGATGTCTCGGCTAGTTCCTAGCGAATAACAATAACACAATTTTGCCACTATTTGTTTTTTGGCTTCGGAGCTGGAGTCGGCGGAGCGGCTGGTTTAATGACACCCGACTTACTCGGTACTGCGGTCGGAGCCCCTTCTTCATCCGCTTGCGGATTAGATTCACGGCCAATCAGGATCTTGCGTGGATCGGAGTCGAGTACAAGACCGAGACCATCGGCGCGTTTGTTATCCGCGGCAATTTGATTCATCACAACAGCGATGTCGTCGCCACGTTCGGCCACTACACGCTCTAGAGAAGTCGCGCCCATGCGGATGGAAGTCAACGCTGCATCTGCATCTTTCTGCGGATCAATCCACGGCCATCCCGCAGGCGCCCAAGTGATCTTTTCGTACTGACTCGGGTCCTTTGAGTAGTTTTTTAGTTTCAAAACACCAGCAAAAACAGCCTCTTTGACGAATCTGACCGCGACTCGCTGGCAGAACTGCGAGATCATCACATTGCGCTGAAACTGCTCAATTTTGCGCCGAACATTGAGTAAACCGACGCGAATGGACGATAAATTGACCTTTTCCAAGTCTCCGCAGAGCTGTTCGTAGCTTGTATAGCCCAATCCTTGCGCCAGTTTATGCAACTGCACCTTCATGAACATCTCGAAATCCGACTCGGCCGGAAGATTCGGGACGGTCATCTTCTCCCCGGACTGTAAATACTGGATGGTACCGGGCTCCAGGACGATGTTTTCGACACCTGGAGGCGGAGAAGCGGGGATTGGAGTGTTCGGATCGTTTGGAGCATCCGTTGCGTCGACGGTCGACGGGATTGTCTTTGCAGTCAGGTCTACTTTTTCTACAAAGAAGGAAAACATCTGCTGAATCTTCTTTTTGACCAGTGAAGCGTCGGTATATTGGTCAATTTCGTAAAGAAGAGTGAGCACTGGAGCCATGTGCGGCTCGCCGCGGAGCTGGCCGCAGCGGTCAACTTCATAGCAGTGCATGATTTCTGAAGCTGGAATACGCTGGTATTGAGTCCCTTCCAGGGGGAAAAACATGGTTTCGCCGGGGTTTTGCTTGAAGAAATGGTACGCAGTCTTGCGTCCGGCCTTGTTAAACTCGATGCCGACACGGATTGAGGAACCGGGCTCTGCCTGTGTCGTCGTTCCATCGCCATTGTTCAGCACATTCCGCCAAATAGGAAGCTGTTCTGAGGGAAGGATCTCGACTTGATAAGGTACCTTCAGCCCTGCCCCGTCCGCAGTGCTGTAAACGCGATGATGACCGAAAGCCTCGCCGCCGACATAGATCTCGCCGGCAAGAAGAGCTTGAAGTGCGTAGAAGTTCATCTGACCGAGCGGATCGCAGTCTGTACTCTCTGCCCACTGCCTCCATGCGGTCTCAATTGCTTTCTTATCGGCTTCGTCCGCATCCCAGCTAGGCCGGATGCCGTTACCAATGACTTCAGAACGGAAGTTGCGGAAGGCGGAGCGTGCGTACCCGTTGTCTCTAACCTGCTCCCAGGACCTGGCGCGGAGTTCTTCGATAGAAGAGAGTAGAAGAGTAGTGGGACCGAGACGCGAGCCCACCCAGCCATAGCCGCGGCGTCCATGCCCGGCCCCTTCATACCCGCGTCCACTACTCGCGCGCACGCCACGAGAGTCCTGTCCAGGGTCATACACCTGCTTCTGCTGCTTTACTACGTCCGGGGAAATGAACTTAGCCAGCGACGTACGTGCCGACGCTAAAGTGCGCGAGAGCAGACTTGGTTGTGGAGCTGGCGACACCTTCCGGAACTTCTCCATGCGCAGGACATTGCTCTTCTGTCCAGGGGTTGTAGTGAGTGGAAGAGCAGGAGGAGCTGGACCAGGACGTGCAGATGTCGCCATGCTCAAGAGAATAACTCAATCGCTGGTTACTAGCAAGTTGAAACGAGATTGTCTAACTCAATCGTTCTAATGGAAGTAGCAATTCTAAAACTGGCTTATCTGCTGGAAGCGCTGTCCATGTGAGCACGTTCGTCAAATATGCACTGGTGTTATTCTCATTTGGCGGAGCCCACTGAGCGATGATCTGCCGCACTGTTTGACCTTCAGCCACCTGTAGCCAGAGTTGACGATAAAGAGCAGTCACACCTTCCGTCAATGTCTTAAAGGTAGCAATGGGATGGCCACCACCGGGCGGTACAACCGCATTTAGCTGATTGCTGAAGCGCAAATCCCCAGGATTATTCTGCATCGCTGGAGTATCGTGACCAAGAAAGAAACCTTCTTGCTGAGCAATGGCACAAGCAAGGAGGCTAACTGGATCAATAGGACGCATAGTTTCTACCACCCTTTGTGCGTCACTACCCGGCTCTGTCGGATCACAGGGGCGCCGCTCGAAGATCCCATGTCTGCAATGATCAGATTTCGCGCTTCAATCAATTCCTGCATACTTCGATAAGTCACCGTGCGATTCTGAAACTTCACCTCAGTAACGTTATTCGTGATTGCTTTGTTAATCGCATCCAGGTCGGACTGACTGAAAGGCATGAGATCAATACTCCTATTTCTAGAGTCTACTAGAAACAGGCTTGACTAGAAATACCGATTAGAAATACCGCGCACCCACTCGCGGTCTCCTGGTCTGCTGTACCTGCTTCACCACCTGCGGCTTCCTGTCTGCAGTGCTAGTAACTAGGACTCGGGGAGCGGATTGGAAAGGTTGAGACTGGAGCTGGGATTGTTTAGGTTCGGCCGGGAGCGCGGATGAGGGGGAAAGATCATCGCCCGCGCTCCCATTTGAGCCAGCCTCGGCGGAAGCTGTCAGATTTGAATCTAGCACAACTCCAGTGACAATTGGAGCGACTTGAATTGTCGCGACTTTAGGCGCGTGTGTGATTGCGTCTTCAATTGCTTTCCACTGTTCTTCATTCCAGCGATCAATGCCGACAGCCGCGGCCATGGCGCGATTGTAGACAGCCAGGTCAAGCGCTTCGTTGCGGTCGCGGATCTTCTTGTACTTCACCTTTCCATTCGGCTCTATCACTCGAACTTCCGCGGTCAGTGATTCAAAGAAGTCACGCGAGTAATCCGGGTGATGGTAGCAGCCGGGGGTTGGAGCGCCAGAGAGAGTCCCGTCTTCTACCGGGATGACCGAGCGGAGAAGGTCGTAGATCTCACGTTTCGCGTAGTGCGTACCTACGAGCAGGATGCGCGCGGATTGATTGTTCTGTGGATGCGCTCCAGACTCCTTCGCAACGCTGGAGATCAGACGGGCGGCGTCTGGCGTACCTTTAACAGGGATGACAGTGCGAAGTTGGCGGATCTCAATGCCAGCGGGTCCGTACGCGGCTTGAGCATGGGCTCGTGCGAAGTCATAGACAGGCTTTGGACGATTCCCGGTATCAATCCCCATGGCGTGAATACCAAGCAGTGCGCCGGATTCATGCAGCCAATTGCGCTGTAGAATCTCTTCGTCGAGAATCTTCCAAAGTTCCTTCGAGGACACTGGCAATGCTTGTCCATTTGCAGCAAAAGCCTGTATCACAGAATAAGCCAGAGACCAACTCTCCCTCTTCCTGCCCCATGCCTTGACTTCCACTTCCAATCGTGGTGGGTTGTCCTGCACGTCGACAGCGGCCGTCAGCACGAGTCCGCGGGCCGGGACGATAGCCTCGTGATTAAACGGGTACTTCTCGCGGCGTCCATAGAGCTTCTCGTGATCCGGTAACTCCCCGTCATCTGTCCAGAGTTCAGCAAGAACAGTATTGACAAACACTTTAAACTCTGGAGGATTGTCTTTCACCTCCAGAAAGTTCTTGACCATGTCAGAAAGTTTCTTCCACGGAGCGTAGAGCTGCGAGAGCCAGAAGCCGGCTACTCCAGTGAATTCACGCTCGGCAATCCACTGCACTTCATTCGCCGCCTTCCTGCGTGCAATGTCGTCCCAGTGAGCCGGGCAGTGTTCGCATTGGTAGTAAGCACTGAAATGCTGCTTCTCCCTCACTATTGACCGGTCCCACTTTACTTGCGCCCAGTTCAGGATCTGTTTACGGCCGCAAACAGGACACGGAGCCCACGGACGACGCTTGTCGGAATTCTCATAGGCTCTACTGATCCTCGACATGCCGGCGATAGAAGGAGAGCAGACTAAGATCCATTTCTTCCTGGACTCGTAAGTCGCAAGCCTCTCCATCCCGAGCCGGATCGGATCTCCTTCCTTCCCGGCCGAGACGACGTACTTATCTGTCTCATCGCCGATCAGCATGCCAATAGACCGGCGAGCCATATTACCAGGGACGGTAGCGCCGACGATCGTCAGCGACCCGTTAGGGAATAGCTTGGTCTCAATCGTCGACTGAGTCGCTCCGGATTTAGTCGTCGCGATGAGAGCCTTTAATTCCGGATTGTCCTCGATCATCGGACCGAGACGTTCTTTGCTGAACGTGCGCGCGTCGTCGTCGTTCGGCTGCATCATGAGGATTGGACAAGGGTCCTCGATGATCTTGTACATCACCGCGGATTGTGTGAGCAGCGTCTTGATCGTCTGCGTGCCGAACATCCCGACGATTCCTTCTACTCGCGGGTCAGTCACGCAGTCCAGAGGCTCGACCTGCCACCCAAACGGCCGAAAGGTCCCAGCGCGATTGGTGTTCGACGCGGACAGGCGCATGTGCTTCTTTACCCACTTGGACAAAGGAAGGTGCTCGCGCGGCGTAAGGTTCTTGGCGAGAGAGTCAAAGAGGATCGCCGGGTCGGGGAAGAGCGAGAAATCGAGAGTCGTGCCGGGGATGAAAGACATAGGAACAACGCTGCTAGTAACTAGCTTGTCGCTATTTTAGTGTACCGTCATACACTTTCAATGTCACTTGTCCTTCAAACTGCTCTCCAGTTGTGTTATCCAAAATCTTAACACTCACCAAGTAGTTATGGCCGTTAATACCGTTCTGCACGCGGAAGACCGCGGCCATGCCTATAATCTGGGAAGCAGCAATGAAAGTAGAAGTGCTATCAGCGCCCGTTCCTAAATCTTTTGCTGTAACACTGTTGATTGAAATACTGTCACTGCCAAGCCGTTTCGTAAAATCGATTGTGCAATTGTAGGACTCAAATACAGTCTTCTGCCATGTAATCAAGCTTTCAGCCTGAACACATGGAGACAAGAACGAGGATAGGGCAAGAGTCGACAGCCACAAGAGTTTGTTAATCATTTGAACACCACTATAGGTAGTGTAGCCGGATAGAGTACGTAATGCATAGGATCGATCACGAGCCCACTACTCCCTCCGGTTCTAGACACATGCGGGACGATTAAAGTTGAATCGATCAAGCCCCTGAAATTCAGGCTGGAGCGTGTAAGAAGATTGGAGACAGGGAAACTATCTGGAGCTGTGCGCAAAAGTACTACAGTGCGTGTAGCAAAGGAGGAGATGAAGGCAGCATTGGATATCACCCGGCCTGTGTTTAATGTACGAGCGAGAGCATCGGCAATAACAGTGCTATCGGGAGTTGAACGTAAAGCTGCAAATATACGACCGTTAAGTTCTCCGCCAAACGCCAAATCGCTAATGTTCACGGTGTAATTATTTGATCCGCCGTTGATAGAACGGTTGACTGTCTCTGAGGACAGTGCTCCATCAGGGAGGATACGCAGGGCAGCGAATAGACGTGCGATTGTATTGGCTATAGGAGTTGAGTCGGATGCAGATCTAAACCGATTGCTTTGAATTGACGGAGCTTCGACAGATAAGGCCAAGTCAGACAGCCCACGTAAATAGACCGGGACTCTCGCCGTCGTTTCATTGGATAAACCCAAATCTGATGTAAGTCGTGCGAACACTCCGGATCGACTAGGAAGTTCATTAACAAATGGGGTATCTGTTGGCAAGCGCCCAAAAGTACCCGACCGGGTATCAACCTCGCCGGACAAACCTGTATCGACTGGTCCACGTAAAGAAGCCAGAAGCCGGACAGGTGAAGTTGAAGGCTGCACATTAGCGGAACTAAAACGAATAAATCCACGAATTCCTACAGAAGTCTCGGTACTCACGGCCGTGTCTGCTTGTACCCTAGACCCAGTAAACCCTCGGGATAAAACCTCGCCAGAAACAGTTGTATCACTTGGAGCGCGCGAAGGAGAGAAAAGCCTGGCTAGGGTTTCTGTTGACAACGTCGTGTCTGAAGGAGTCGCTGTAAAGGCCGAACTGTTGTTTTGTAGTGGAGTCCCTCCAAATAAGTCAATACGTAACTTGGACATTCTGAAGTTAACATTGGGACTTCCACCACTGGCGTGTCCCTGTGACCAAACGGTAGGACTCAGTGCCGTCCCGGTGCTAGCGTTGACTCCTATCACCGGAGTTCCCGCAGAGCTGCACGACGTAGGAGCCGTAACAGGTCCGCAGTCATATAAGCTGATAATATGCGCCGGGTTCATTTTGTGCGTTCCTGAGCCCGCACTACCGGCAGAGATTGCTGTTCCCCCTGGAGTTGCCGACACCTCAAAGGCACTCGTAGACAAACCAGTGGCGATTACAAAGTAGCGGCCATTATTAGTACCATTCGATGGAATAGCGAAGTTAGTGGGTAACGTTCCTGAAGTCGTGAATTGTACAGCATCCCCGGCAGCAAACGTGTTAATCCCTGTGATTACGGCCGAGCCATTACTGAACGTAACAGTGGCTTGCGGGCGACCGTCGAAACGGACACAAAGATTGTAAAGCTCATTTGAAGTAAGAGAGTCTGACAAATGAGCACTGGCCGCGTTGGAGGCGATCTCGCTAAACACATAGTCATGCCCTGCCGATCCTGTTCCGCCAAACAGCGGCGTAATGCGATCCCCGCCGCCCGAGATCTCAACTACATTAGTCTCATTAGAAGCCGGCAATGTTGCGTCCCACCAGAATAAAGCACATGCGCTAGCCGCCGTTCCATTTGTGTTTAACGGATAAGTAGATTCGCCCGTGTTTGTCGGAGCCACACTGGGGTTCCACATATAGCTTAAAGTCGCTGTAGATGTGTTCTTCACAGTTCCATTGACCGTGACTTGTGTTATCAATTTTTGCTGATTCGTATTGTCATAGCTCATCCCAGTGCTTGTGTAAGTGGTCCAGGTTAATCCATTCCCACCTAGAGTACTGCTGTTCAGAGTGGCAACTGACATGGCGTTGCCATTAGTCCCGCCTGAAAAGTCGACGAGCATCGTAGGGTAGATACCAGAAGCTGTGCCAGGAGTAGCACTTTTATAAGCAAACCAGACTGTGTTGACAGAAGTTGAAGATGCCCTCGTTGCTGTAGGCGAGATTTGACCTTGAACGACAGCGTACTGCACATAACTGCCGTCGCCATCGGTAGGCTGGCCGCATGTGGTCGTATTTGATACGCAAGGCGGAAGTGCTGTCCACTGTAACCCGGAGGTGTATAGCACATTGGATGTCGAATCCCAAGAGACAGCAAAAACAATGTCAGTCAAATTACCTGTGGTTTGGGCCACGTATCCGACTACAGTCGTGTTAGAGCCATTGTTCAAAACAGCCGGGGCCTTGACATCAAAAGGAGAGGACGTAGCCTCTCCTGAAACTTCCACGATATGCGCCTCCCACCAATTGACGCCGGTCACACTAATGCTTGTGATGCCGCTGTTAACGTTAGCTGCTGTGTAGGCCGTAGCGCGCGTCGCACCCGCTGTAAAACTTCCATCGGCCACAAACGTTATACCAGCGGCCGTTGGCACGCTTGGTTGCGCCGGAGTGCCAGAGTGCTGGATGAGAATAACGTGAATGTTAGTCCCTGCTGTAGTCGACGTGATCGTGCAGGTCGCGGAAGCCCCGCTGCTTGTATTTGGGCAGACGGAGGAATGTACAACAGACTGCGCCGATCCTACAACAGAAACGAAGATTAGAAAAAAGTACCGCAATAACCACTTTTTTCTAAGCATCGTTTTAAATCGTTATGGTCCACGTCACTGAAAGCGTGTCGCCGTTGAGCAGACTGGCGGACGAGAACGTATCTTCAAAGCACATCGTTCCAGACGAGACCGCTGTAAACACAGCCCCGGCCTGTGCAGACTGTGTACCGGTCGCTGTGAAGGTGTGAGCAATGGTATAAGTCGTGGCATTGGCAGAGTGCGTGTAAGTTCCCTGTGCGCGTCCAAGCCCATTGGTAGTGATCTCCGCTCCGACCGTTGTGGCTAGAGTCGTATCCCCAGCCGCGGGCGTGCCAGCGCCGTTAGAGAGCCCAATGTAATTGCACTGCGTGTTGACAGTGGGCGTAGTCGTATTGGACATGATGTCCGCAAGCCAGTTCAGCCCGGCGTTGACGACTAGATTCCAAGTAAAATTTGCCTGAACCTTTTTCCAGCAAAGCGATTCGGCAGTCCCTGGATCTTCTCTATCGCCCTGATGATGCAGTTCTGCGTAAACCAGAGTTGCTTCCAAACTATCGGACATCTCCAGCTTATTTAATTCAGCTTGAGCCTCCGCAATGGAACAAACGCCAGTTGGACGCCGTTGTACAGTCAGGACTAGATTATGCTTACCAGGAAGGCGTGATACATCCTCCAGAATCGGGCGCCCGCGTCCCACTTGCGTTGCAGGACTGGAAGAGATCTGCACGGAATCTACGTTTTGAGCGGAAAGGGAAGGAACGACAAGAAACAGCGAGGTGAAGAGCGAGGCAAAGAACAGTCGCATAACAGTTTCTCCTAAAGGTAAATTTACAACACCGCAAACTGGTAGGTAGATTAGCACACTAGAAGTCTATGCCGCCGCTTCACCCACCTCTGTCTCAAACTCCACCTTGCCAACCTCAGTTCCCAACCTGCGGATCGCCATCTGCACATCACTCAAAATATGCTCGGTCGCTTCATCCACCAACACTCCCACTTTAATCGGGTCAGTCTCAGACGCCAACGCGTCTCGCATCTCCACCGACATACGCGAGAGCATGTCACGCAACCGGACAAGAGCGCCGCCAATGACATAGTCGACCTGGACACGTGGGATTAGAGTCTGTAGAGCTTGCGCGACCCGGATCTCGCGCTCGGTCGCCAGAGCCCGTTCCTTCCTGGCCTTCGCCTCATACTCATTCTCCAGCCGCATCTCACCGGTCTGGTCGTCAGTAACCCAGACCTGCCCACCCTGGCTCGCCCGCGGTTGCGTATGTCCAAGCTCTGGCCGCTCCGTCTTCCGCTCGCCACCTCCATGGGCCTTCTTAACACCAGCATCTTCCTGCTTTTTATACTTACTTCGTACCTGATCTACAGTCAGACCGCGGTTCAAATGTCGGCTCACCATCGTAGAGGAGAGACCGAGTTCGCGCGCCAATGCATTCACGCTAGTGAACTGACCGCTGTTCTCAGATTTGATAGAAGGCTTGGTCAATGGCTTAGCCGCTAACTTGATCTGCGACTTCCTCTTTGGTACATACGCCATAAAGGACAAGCATACAGCAAGCGGCTCATTCGCGACAAATCCGACCTAATCGGCTAGTTACTAGCACCCATCTGGTTTGCGGCACAAACCACTTTTCGAGGGCTGAGATGACTGTGTTGGCGCAATGCGTTCACC